CATATTCCAAAGCTCTACCGTTTTGTTTAACAACAGCTAAACAAATCTCATCGGTCTGATTGTAAATATAACGTAAATTACAACCATTGTCTTTAATCCAAGCTAAGTCGTTTTCATATTGTGTCATTTTAACTTTCCTTTACTTCGTTCAAGAATGTACATTTGATAATACTATATTATTATCTATCGAAATTATAAATAACACCATTAAATTTTATACTAACAATATTATCTTTAATAATAGTCTTGTAACTTTTATTATTCATATCATATAACACTAAATTGTTATCATTTTTCTTTCTTTCAACACCTTTAATATGTTTAGTAACTCCATTTCTAACAGTTAACTCTCTTATTTCACCACTTTTTTTAATAAACTTAATCCTAAACATTCTACCTTTAGTATCTTTTATTAATTCTAAAGCGTTATTATATTTGTTATCCTTTTTGTTAGCTAAATATTTCCATGAATAACCACTTGGTATTTTTTCACGTAAATAATCATCTAACGTTAGAACATTTAAAACTAATTTAGAAATATTGGTATAATTGTTTTCTATATCAACATCATTTATATAAGCTTTATCGTTTTCGTTAACATAATCACCTTGTACAACTATTCTATCACCAGACCATCTACTGGACACTTGAGATAAAATAGCTTCTTTTAACTTTGTTTCTTCTGTTTCTATTCTCTTATATGTTTTTTTATCATAATCATGCTTTACGTATAAGTCACCACCACCACGACCGTTAGAATTGCTTAACAACAAATTAAAAGCAAACATCATAACACCATAAAACGGATACTCAAACAATTTTAAACCACTATCAAAGCTACGCGCATCTATGAATTCTTTTTTATCTATGTTATAAATAATATGATATTGTCCCATAAACACCTCTATTTTGTTAGTAAGTTTTTATAATTTAACCATTGATTATACAATTCATTTAGTTTTAACTGTAAATTTTTATCACTATTATAAAGTAAAGACTCTTCGATTATCAACATGTTCTCTTGTATGTCTATCATTTTATCTATTATTTCATTCATGTTTAACACCTTGTAAATCATTTCTTACGTTTTCTATCGCCTTATTTATAATATCACCAAGATCATTATTCTTTGGTAATATACCTAAGATACCACAAAATATCAACAATATTAGTAAGACTATTTTATTTTGTTTTAAGTTTTGCATGTTTACACCTAATTTAAAAATATACTATAACTAAAATTACTTATAGTGTTCATGTACTCATAACTAATATAAGTAATATAGATAATAGGTATTAGTAATATTAATGTTAAGATAATAGCTTCAGTTAGTGTTTTAATATTCATCTAGTAATTCTCCTTTTTCGTTATAAAATAATTCATCATTAAGATCGAGACAAGCACTTTCTGCATCCGTTAAATCGAAAGGATCGTCATTATGTGTTTGTTGCCAACCACTAATATAATCTAACATTGCATTTAATTTAGCCTCTGGTGAAAGATCTGTAAATTTATATTTAGTCATTTCTATATCTCCAAAAATTAATGTTTTTTAAATACAATAATATTTTCTTTACATGACTTCAAGCATTTCTTACAACCACTAATACATTTTTTATCATCGTCTTTTTGAGCAACACAATTTGTATCATTTTTTGTTACAAATGCTATCTTGTTATAACCTTGTGGAACATCGATATTTGGTATGTCTTGAATTGTCTCAAATAAACCATCAACGCTAAATATCAAAGTTAAGTTGTTAGGCTTTTCGGCTAATATCTCTTTAGTAAATAGATCATCACGTTTTGTGTAAGCATAAAAAGTTACTTCTGGACAATTACTTATTATTTTATACCAATCACTTATGTATTGAACACTATAAAAATCACCCGACGCGTGAAGTCTAACCGTTGAATGCTTTTTATTACTTTTAATAGCGTTAGTTAGTTCATTTACAAAGTCTGTTGACTTACTGAATTGTAAATTATTAGTTCGGCTAACCTCAACACTTGGAAAACGTTTATCTTTTTTGCAATAACAATACTTATGACATTCTAAGTTTGCTTTACATGTAATAATAGCTGGTAAATTCCATATTAAAGCATCTACTTTGATATTATTTTCAACTAAACTAAATTTCTTTTTTTCTTTCATATATACCTCATAGTAAACATAATTCAAATTATAACCACTTTTTTAATAAAAAGGCTGTTATTTATGAATTCTTTTATATTTTAAATTAGTATATAAAAATTTAGTATTATTAAACATAATCCACTTTAGATTTTCAAAATTTTCTTCTAAGTATAACCATTGTTTTTCATTTAAATTAATATAACCTAAGTTTTTCAATTCACTCTCTCGAATTTCAACGTTAAACTTCTTAAGAATTTTAATTACAGCTTTAATATACTTAGGATGTATACTACCGTTTCCCTTACCTTTTATTTGATTAATAACGTTGTTAGTCTTTTGAAATTCAATTGTACAATGCGGTTTATTGTTTACATCTCTTAAACTAACAATCTCAATATTCGATTTGGCGTAGTAACTTGCTACACAATGACTCATTAATAAGCCTTCTCTTTTATAACTTGATTCAGACACTAATTTAACCACTCTAAAACCGTTTTTAAATTTAAATAACAATTCAGTATCTTCTTCTGTTTCTATAATTTCACCAGACTTTTTATTTAGTTTTTCAATCCATTGTTTTGATAGTTCAACGGCTACTTGATAGCTCATTTTATGAAGTCTGATTTTTTCTTTTTTTGATAAAAAGAAGTCAATTATATGCTCTATTTCACTAACATTTTCTAGACTAGTTTTTAAATAATTATTAAGATTGTGATCAATCCAATAATTAATTTCTTCTTTGTTGATTGATTCTGATAAGTTAACTATTTGTTTGTAATTACTCATTTTCTATTCTCCATAATAGTTTGTTGCTAATCTATGTAATATAACATATATTTCTAGTAATATCAATCCTTGTTTATCCTTTTCAGTCTCAAAATATAGATCATCTAAATATCGAATTCTAGTTATCGCTTGTTCCTTCGTTTTTATCATCTTTCACCTCATAGTATTGGTTTATAAGTTCTATTAGTTGTTGTATTGGTATATTACAGTTAACTAGTATCATCTTTAATATTTCGTTTGTAACATCAACGTCATTATAATCTAATACTTGTAAAGTAATATCTTTTTTAACTAACTTACTAATATCATTTAGTTTTAAACATCTATTCAATTCAGAACAATACATTTTTCTATTTTTATATTTTCTAATTAGCATTCTATCTCCATATATTTTATACAAGCTATATTATTTTCAAGGCAACGTAACATAAACTCTTTAGTTTTAATTTCAGACTTAACATAATACAATGCACGAACGTCTTGATTGACTGCAATTAAACACAATTCTTCTGTTTGATGTTTAACCCAACATAAAGCATAACCATTCTCTATAACCGCAGCTAAACATATTTCTTCTGTTTGATATTCAACATATTGTATAACATAACCATTTTGTTTAACAGCAGCTAAACATAATTCTTCTGTTTGATGGTTAACATATTCCAAAGTATAACCGTCTTGTTTAACAGCAGCTAAACAAATTTCTTCTGTTTGATGTTTAACATATTTCAAAGCATAACCGTCTTGTTTAACAGCAGCTAAACATATTTCTTCTGTTTGATGTTTAACAAATTGTAAAGCCATACCATTCTCTTTAACAGCAGCTAAATATATTTCTTCTGTCTGATGTTTAACATATTTCAAAGCATAACCATTTTGTTTAACAGCAGCTAAACATATTTCTTCTGTTTGATGCTTAACAAATTGTAAAGCATAACCATATTGATTAACAGCAGCTAAACATAATTCGGGAGTTTGATGTTCAACATATTTCAAAGCATAACCATTTTGTTTAACAGCAGCTAAGTCTTTTTCATATTGTGTCATACATATACCTCATTAAGCTACTAAATAAGAAGATACTATATCAAACAAATTCTTATTTAACTCCAAATCTTTATCAATACTATTAATTTTTTTAGTTGAATGATTTTTAATCTCAACAACGTTATTTTCATTTACAGTCTTTGTTGTATATTTTATACCGCCTCTAATAACTCTCTCTTGTACCAAATTAAGTACAGTATATAAGTCATTGGTATTATCTTCTATTCTAATAGGACTAAAAGAACGACTAACGTCAACGTTATCCACATTTTCAATGCTTTGTAGCCTCAAGTTAACCGCTTTTTTTATAATTTCGTCTTTTTGATCATTGGTTAAGTTAACATTCTGCATTCTTATAATCATTTCTTTGTATTTAGGTGCAGCTACTATCAATTCTTTTAAAGATTCTTCTAATTTAATATAGAAGTTATGACCTATATGTTTTAAATTATAACCAACAAATTCTCTACCTATAACCATACCATTTGAACATACAAGCCTATATATACCTAGATTAATTTGAAGAGAGCTTGATCCATCATGACTATTCTTAACTAAGACTTGTAACGTGTTTTGATCATCAATCCTTAACGCCTCATGATTAAACCGTAACATATGTTTTTGAAAGCCTTGTTTAGATCTATTTCTAACCTTACAGATCTTTTTATTAGCTAACATAAACCCTTGAGACTCAAAAAAACTAATAATATCCTTAGTAGATTGAAACTTATACTTTTCGGTAACATTATAACTAGTTGTTGCATTTGTAGGACACACTATTGTATTTTCATTCATAAACATCTCCTATTTAAACGTTATTATATCTCTTCTTTATTAATAATTACTTTTAAAACAATCACAATAACTTAAGTGATAATTAGGATTACTAGTATACTTAGCCCCACAAGAACATCTATTTTTTTCTTTTATCTCTTTGTTAACCTTAATAACTAAGGTATTTGATAGATCTAAATAACTATCGTTATCTACAATTATATAATTTTCATAACCGCATATATTATTTAATAAACTTATAACCTTAGTTTCCATTATTTTGTTATATGTACTTATTAATATAGTATCACCTTCTTTTAATTGCTTTTTGGATATAACTAAGTTTTCAATACCATGCTTTTTAATTATACCATCAAATTTGTTCATATATACCCCACTATCCTTCATTCCATTCAGGAATGTACGTTCGGTAATGATACCTCAATATCTTTTAATATACTTCATTACATTCAGTAATGATATCACTATTCAATACCTAAAATCTGTTTATACATTTTATGTAATTTTCTTTTATTACCAACTAACTTAACAAATTCTTTATATTTATAATCTTTGTTATAGCTTTTTAAATGTATTTCTTTGAAACGATCGATAACACACAACTTTAATAGTTGATCGGTTAAGTCTTCATAGACTTCATTTAATTTAAAACTACCTATTATAACAACGTCTTTGTTCTCATATCGATTAAATTGTACTATATCTTTGATTATATCTCTAGTGTTTTTTCTTTTTTCTTCACGTTGTAACTCATTGTAATATTCAGTATATGATTGATTGTTCATAAAAATCTCCTATTTATGATTAAAAGTTATATATGCAGCTACTAATATTCCTATTAAACCAATTATAAATATTATATGTGGTAACATATTATACCTCACTTTGTTTGATATTATATCTCCTCTCGGCTAACAATAACCTTTAAAACATTTCTATCTAAAACTAAGTTATCCAAAAAGAAGTCAAGTCTATCTTGACTTAAGTTACTCACAAACATATAGTTACCACACTTATAAATACATTCTATTTTATACATATATACCTTACTCCGTTCGGTAATATTACCTCTCAATGTTATTATTCAGTTATCTTATTTACATTTACAACTAAGATAGATTTAAAGTTACTTAGTATATCTAACATATCTATCATTTCTTTATGAGTGTAACTATCCTTAGTTGTATGCATACAGTTAAAACAATCTATATAATTTATTAAATATCGGTCCATAATTTTATCCTTTGTTAAACAGTTAAGGTCAATCTCTTATATGCCTCTAATTATCACAAAACATAGCCTAAAAACGAGTTAAGCTTTTAAAACGGTATTTATATGGTGTTGAGCTTCTTCTTTGGTTTTAAACGAATGTGAAGATGCTATAACCCAATTAGTAATTGACCCACGTTTAAAGTAAATAAAAAAGAAGTATAAACCATTATAACCGCTATCTTCATAAACTATCTTATATTTAATATCCATATACCATCCTTAGTTAAAATAAATAGTTGATAACAAGTTCATATACCATACCACTCTCATTGACTTCATCAAGCTCTTCATCTGTTAGTGGTGTACCATCCTCATGTTCTGCATAACTAACATATGCATCACAAAAATCTGGATAATCCTTAGTGTCTATTCCTGATATCTCATAGTTATAAATTTTATCCATATATACCTCATTATTCTTCATTCCATTCAGGAATGTACGTTCAGTAATATTAGTCCTTTAATACTTTATAAACAAATCGACTAGACTTATTAGAATTACAGATAATAATGTACTCCATTATACCGTTATTAGTTTCAAATATAATACTAACTAAATTAAGAACGTTGTTAACTTGAATTACTTTTAACTTGTTAACTCTACTCTTTAACTCTTTAATACTTATAGCTCTAACAATCTCAATACCGTTAAGTAATAACTTCATATCACTCCTGAACGATTTTATATTAAATTAGTTACTAATATAACCATAAACACACTGAATGTTAAAATAAACACAAAGTTATCGTTTTTCATCGTATCACCTCAATCTTTAATAAATATTCTTTGTTGGTCTCTACGTGCTATTATCTTCTTGAAACAATTGATAAGATTTTCAAATTTTTCTATCATGTAGATAGTGTCCTTATCCTCAAGATCATAGGTCATCTTGATATAAGTTAACTTAGCTACTAACATAAGATACTTAGTTCTTAAGAATTCAAACTTCATATTATTTACCTTTTTTATTTTTTCGTTGTTCATATAAAAATCTTAACACAACCGCATCAAAAAGTCAACCACATCAAAACAGCTAAGTTGTCAATAATATTTATGGAACATAAAGTAATACAGTTATGTAGCAGAACGATCAAAAAGATCTTAGCTAACTTTTTTATATGATAACTCACTGATATAATTCTAAAATTGAATTATTTTTTCGGGCTATGTTTTATGATTTTCGGCTAACATCTAGTAATTATTGAATAGTGTCTGAAACAGTGTGTTAAATCGATTTATCAAGTATCTGTATAGATATACAAATTAGTATATTATACAAAACTAAACAATCTGTTAACTAAGTTATCTGCGTTAAGCATGTTAACACGAATGCAGCGTAGTGAAACGATAGCGAAATGAGTACATCGTAACACGTGATTAATTGTTAAAATTAATTACGGTATGTTAGCTAACGTTCTCTAGGGACATCAGACTAAATTGTATGGTATGGTTTTATTACAATAAATAAATTATACCGAGAACAGATTAAATGATGTAAACTATCGAATATATATGGTAATAGTATTAATAGTATAATTTCTATCTACCTGTAATCATTAACTTCTCACGTTATCTCTCTGTAATCTCATGCATCACTAAACATACAAGCCCATACTATACCCAAAGTTAGCTCTATTAGTTTATCTACTACATCTAGTATCTTCTTATAAGTAATACTAATACTACTATACTTGTCTAGTTGATCAATCTTTATCTTATACTTACCATTAAAAATAATAATACTGTTGTCAATAAACAACACGTAGATATTGTTGTTAAGTGACAACTATACAAGTTTAGTTGCTAATAGTTTATCTTATATCTCTTATAAGTAATACACTTCTTGAACGAAGTGAAAGATACTAATAACCGTATAATCTCAAGTTATACTAAAATTAGTATGGCTTAACACTCATGAACATAAATTACTTTGATAGATATTAACAGATATGTTATTAACAATAAAATGTTACTAAGACGATGTTATTGTTATGATGTTTTATATAACATCTATCGATATCACTATGGTGTTGTATATAACAGCTTAACTTAGTATAAGTACCCAGTTAATATAAGTGTGTACCATTACTAAAACACTTAGTTGTGATATTGGTTTGGCATACTATATGCAATTGCAATACTCATACCAATAAACAAAGAATATGTATTGGTATAGATCTTGCAATAAGTATGGTATGGTTAGACTAAGGGGAGGGTATGTGTGAAATGGGATGAGTAAATGTAGATCTAGACTTCTGTAAAAATTTTACCTCTATATTATTAAAGCAATGCATCATAAACTAAATATCATCTAAACAAATTGAATGATAACAAATGTATCCAGTATCTTTAATGTATTTATCTGCTTTTTCTTTAGATTCAAAAATTAGTAACATCATATTTTCGTTGTTTAGTATCGTATGTAGTTGGTGTGATGTTTCATATAAACAAGCACCTTCTTGTGTCATTGTTGAATACTTACATCCTTCACAATACTCTTTAGCTAAAAAATTATCACCAATATCTTTTATAGCATAAAATTTCATATATCACTCCTGATCACTCATGAACTTCGTGAATGAACATCGTTAAGGATTTCTCCTTTATTCATTGCATCATATTATCGTTTTCTCTCTCTAGCGAGTATCCTTCATTTTTTAACTGTTTTTCGGTTTCATCAAGATATGTTATGACTTTCTCCAAAGTATCAAAGTCGACTCTTTCAACTATAACATCATTAAGAGTACTAAGAACATAGTAAGCTTCTTTGTTTTTCGATTTGTAAACAGTTCTTTTCAATTTCATGTTAGCTCCAAGTTAAATTATTAATAAACTAATTACTCCCAAGGAAATTTGGGTACTTTTTTAAAAAGTGTATCTATTTCTAATTCTGACCATTGTATCTGAGTTCGACCAATCATTCTACCATTACCTTTGAATGGTACTGTATAGTAAAAATATAATACATCTTCTTCCTTGTTTCCATAACAATATCCAGGGATTTGTACTATTAGATGATAATTTCTAGTCTTTCTATTCCATAACTTATCTAAGAATTTATACTTTCTCATTTTTTAATCCTTCACAGTCATCTTTAAATATAATAGAAACGAAATCCTATACATCAATATGACTAATGTTCTTTAAGTTAATGATCTTACCATTACAGTTCAAGAATATATGGTTTCTAGCTATTAAGGTATTGAAATACCAAGCAACTTCAGCTATCTCATCAATATCACTATCATATAAAAAAGTTTGGCTATTCACCATTGTTATTTTATATATCTTCATTTTACAATCCTTTCTAGCTGTTCTATTGGATCAACTTCGTTTGTAACTGATTCTTGGATTATTTCAGATATTTCACAGTATCTAAGTTGACCTGAGTAATAGCAATCGTAATATATTGGATTTGCTTGCTTTAACTCAATAACTTCATTCAACATAATCATATTACTAATAGTAGATATAAATAAAATTAATAACATAAATCTTCCTTTGGTCGTAAGACCTTGTTACATACGGTTATTTTCCACCACATCGACAACCAAAACGAAATAAATCTAAGCTGTTACAGCTACACTTATGTTTATATTCAGTCGGTCTTTGTTGGTTTGGATATTCTAAGAATCTGTCTGGTATTTGCTTATGTGGTGTAAACATCATATTGTTACCCTGATCATATGTGTTATGTATCTCGTTATTGTAAATTGTTGTATTTACAAAGAGTATCTCACTGTTTGTTATGTTTACAAGTCCAGCCCAAGAATTGTAGTTTTGAGTAAGCATATCTATTTTTAGACTTATAATTTCTTGTTCTTTCAATAACATAGATGTAGGCATAGCTTCATCGTTCTTATCTAGATAGTCCATAAATTCTTCAAATTGTGTTAGAGTCATGTAGCACCTCTTTGTTTAGTATATTGATTAGTATATAATATTAGCCGAAGGTTGTCAAGTGTAAATTACATAGCCAAAAAATATTTTTAACTTAGCTTTTATTAATGCAATGCATAATTAGGACTAACTCTGTTTATTTGATGCTTAGCGTTGGATGGAGTAGCCGAACAATGAACGATAGTGAATCGAGGCTTAGGAGAGATAATTGGAAAAAGACGCAACCAATTATTGAGTATTACGAAATTAAACTTTTAGTATCATTTTGATACCATGTATGTTTTCAGCATAATAGTTCTCAAGTTTTTGCAATTCTTCAAATCCTGTCTTTTTATATAAACCAATACCCTTGACATTGTCTTCTTTCACTTCCAATGTTATATTATAAGTTTCATGCTTTCCTTTGTAATAGTTTTTAACATACTCAAAAAGCTTAGTTCCTAACCCTTTAGACTGATCTTTGGATACGATAGCCATTTTCATGAGATGATAGCTTTCTGGATCTTTTCTAAAGAAAGCATAACCAATAACAAAACCATACCAATTCTCTATTAAAAATAAATCGTATTTATCTTGATTTAAATAAAAATCCATACCTAAGCTATGCCATGTATCTATATCCCATCTAGCATATTCAAATTGATCATCCATCATAATCAATTCAGCAAGTATTGAACGAGGTATCTTTTTTAGGCTATATCGATATATTTTCAAAATAGGCTCCTAGGATCACAGAAATAGGCTTATTCAGCGTTCTTAGTTAATATGTTATTATTCTTCTTGATCTTCTCTTTGAATGTAACCTAAGGCTTCTAGAAAGCATCTAGCAGCTCCTACGCTTTTCTCAAAGTCTTTAATATGTTCAGCTCCACATTTGTAGCAGATCCAAGTATCTCTTGGATCGGTAGTAGCAACTAAACTATTGTTATTATTTAATACATATAGTTCTTGTGTAGCTTTCTTACATTTATCACAGTTAAACTTTTCTTTATTTTTCATCTTCTTCCCATTCAATTGTTTGTGATATTGTCGCTATTAAGCAATTACTTGAAACGCTTTTAGCGAATTCTTGTGATGAATGTAAACATATTATATCCTCTGGATATATGTTAAACCATAAAGTTTTAGTTTTCTTTATCTTCTTCTTTGGTGGAGTTAAAGATAACACATAAGGTTTAACATAATATGTATTACAACCATTTGAAATAGTTATAGAGTTAGTTCTTCCATACAACCCCATAACTTTATATATTATATCAAGATACCAAACTTCTTGACCTATTCTTAAATCTTCTATTTTAATTTCTTTCTTTTCATTCATAGTATATTCCTTATTTAGCTAACATTAATATTAAGAACATTACAATAAGTATAATAATAGCTATTCCTGTTGATAACAATATAGGACTTAATACCCACCACCAACTCCAAGCTATGACTCCACATAGTTTTAGCGTAATAAATACAATAGTTAGTAGTCCTATAAATCCAATACCATTAGAATTTTGTGTTACTTGTTGTTTCATTTTTTATCCTTTGATTACACCCATAGGTTCTAGTTTTATTAAAATATCAACCAAATCTTTTTGTTCTTCCATTACTATATCAATATCTTTATATGCATTACTAGCTTCATCTAAATCTTCTTGATTTCTTATTGAATGTATAATACCTTTATCGTTTAAAATCTTTTGTTCATTTTCTAAATTTAATTCATTTCTAGCTTTTGTTCTACTAAGTTTTCTACCAGCACCATGTGAACAACTCATGAACGATTCTACGTTTCCTTTTCCTCTAACTATATAAGAAGATGTTCCTTGTGATCCTGGTATTAATCCTAATTCACCATCTCTAGCCGATGTAGCTCCTTTTCTATGTACAACAACATTAGAATCAAAATGATGTTCAATAGCTGCATAATTATGATGTATATTAATTTCATCAGTAAAAGAGCAAGAAATAACATCTAAAAACGATTCTTTTATTCTTTCGGCAATAAGTTTTCTATTTAAAAACGCAAACTCTAAACAAAATGTCATTTCGTTTATATATAGTTTAGCTTCTCTTGTATCCAATGGTAAAAACGCTAAATCCCATTCTTTAGGTACTTTAGAAAACCATTTATCATTTATATCTCTAGCTATTTTATTATAATAATCACATACTTTTTTACCTAAATTTCTACTTCCTGTATGTATCATAAAATATACATAACCATCAGATCCTTTTTGAATTTCAATAAAATGATTACCACCACCTAATGTACCAACTTGTTTCATAGCCGATGAAAATTCATTATTTATAATATATAACTCATGAGTAAAAAATAAATTATTGTCAATTTTTGGTATATATTGTAATGGCTGTTCTTTTTGGTGGTGAGCAAATCCTACAGGTACTTTTTTTCTAATTATAGTCATTATTTTTTTTATAGTTTCAGTATCTATTTCGTTTACTTTTAATGAGGTTTTAACACAATACATTCCACACCCAATATCAACACCAACAGCGTTTGGAATTACAACACCTTTAGTAGCTAAAACTCCACCAATAGGCATACCATGACCCATATGTGTGTCTGGCATTAAACAAACTTGTCTAAATACAAAAGGAAGATTTGCTAGATTTTTAGCTTGTTCTATAGTACTTTCTTCAGGTTCATTACACCAACTTTTAATTATAACATTTTCAGTGTCTATATATTTCATTTCTTATCCTTCAGTAAATCTTCTATTTCTTCTAATATAAGTTTCGTTAACTCTGGTATATCTTTCTCTCTTACGTTAAAACCACTTAAATGTACTTCTATTCTTTGTTTAAGAAGGTTTAAAATCTTCGTCATATATCTCCATTAATCAAATTGTATCATACCATCATTATCATCAGAAGGACGGGGACAGGAACAAAGTTTTATATCTATTTCTCTTTCAAGAATAAAGAATTCAATTACTTCATTACCTGTATCGTATGTATAGTGATAACCTTGTTGAAGCTGTTGAGGATTAAGTAATAAGTACCAATCACCAGTATCTTTTAAGTTTTTTTCATGTTCTTCAGTAATTCTAGTTAGTTCTTTTATTGCTTGTTCTTTATTTGAGTATAGTGTTCCATCTTGTTCGAATATGTTTTCTACAAAGATTTCATTACCATTATCATCAGTAACAGCTTTAAATTTTATTAGTTCTTTTTTGACTACATCGTATAGTATCATATATTCCTCTATATATAAAATGTTATTTTATCAGAAATAGATTTTAATGTGTCCATAATATATTCAAAATTTTTTATATTTGTACCATCAACGATTATAATTTCATCATATTTTTCACCACGCAACGTATCAATATCATTTGTAATGTTCTTTATATTTTTAAAAATTTTTTTAACTCTATTTATCGATGTATTATCACTAATTAAAATCGCTTTTTTCATAAAATTACTCCTTTATTGCTCTTTCTTCTTTATATAATTTTATACCATTTAACTCAAACTTCCAATCACTATCAATTCCAATAGCTGTAACTGTAGTAGCTGCTCCTAACCAAAAAATAATTAAAAACATATATATCCTTTAATTGTAACGGATTTTTGTTATTCTTACTATGGCTAACCGTTATCCCATAGATCAGTCAGGAGCTACCTGAGCATCGTCGTTATTTATAAAGTATAAACTAATTTTAAATTTTAGTCAAGATAAAAAGCTTTTTTATTTCCTTTTAATTTATCTAATTTAGGTTCTGAAAATGTAAGATTAACAAATTGATCCTTTAATTCAATAGTTACAACGTTTTCATCAACAGTACAGAACACACATATATCGTATTCTGTAGCTTTTTTAAACAAAGGATCTTTAGCTTGAAATAACCAAGACTTACCATATCTTCTTTGTGAACTTAAATTTTGTGATTTAACATGTATATGATACATACCTACTTGTAAATCTGATGAGAATGACTTTTTTCTTTTGGTATAAATTGATATATCAGGTAAAGTACAATCAAGTTGTCTATCTTTGTAATATTGATACACAGCAAATTCTGCTACCTTACCTTCAAATATTTGTTGAATGATTAATTCTTTGTTTGATTGATTGCGTTTTGAATATTCATCTAAGCTACTTTCTACTGAATCTAAAGCAAACTGTTTACATAGATTTATAGTATCTTTGTTTACTATATACTTTAACATAGTATTATATCCACCATCGGGTACTTCTTTCTTTTAGTATCTTACAAAACATATCCATATCTTGATTACGTAGATATTGTTCTTTTTCTAAAGATTTTTTATAAAATTTAAGTTTATCAGGTTTAATACTATAAACTATACCAAATTCAGGATGTACTTTTCTTTCAAGATATCTATCTTCATTACTATATACTGTATATCTGTCGTTTATTAGTCTATCTAAACAATTCTTAGCTATTTTAAGATCTCTAAAATCTCGTTTAGACCAACTATGTAGTTTATCATTTTTTATAGCTTTTTCTATATTACAAATCTTAAGATGTATGATCTTATATAAGTAATTATAATCCCAATCTCCATTCTTTCTTAGTTTCCAACCATAATAGAAAAATCTTTTAACCGTTTCATAAAAAACAATAATATTAGCTTGTATATTTCTTATAAATTCCATATTAACTCCTTTAAGGTTTAAACCATCGACTACCACTACGAGGAGGACTCGTTTGAAAATGTAATCTTTTTACTGACTTATCATCTTCACACCATAACCCCACTTCTTTTAGTATTTTACTATTATTTAATTTACACCAATCTGTTAACTCAAAATTTGGATCATATATGTCAATAGCTTTTCCTGTTAAATGTAACGATTTCATAGGTATTTTAGTTACATCAGTTATTCCTTTTTCTCTATATACTCTTATATGATCTTCCATAGTTCTAAACCCTGATGTAACAATCATTGGTTTATTCCAAGCTTTTCTAATTATGTTAATTTTATCCAGAAGATCTATTATATTATCTTGTATCTGTTCGTCTAATTCATCGAAATCTATATCTCCAATAACCTCTTTAAGTGTTATCATAATTATCCTTTCTTTTCCATTTTCTCTTTAAGAATCTGAGCGAAGTTTTCTGGTAAATAACTATGTACTAAATCTAAAAATTCATTATTACCAATTAACATACCATTTATCACATCATCTTTATCACTAGCAGCTGGTACAATAAAACCCCAACCAACATCTTGTATAGATAATATTAGTTTTGTTGTAGGATCAGTTACTTCAGGCTTTAGTTTTTTACTCATTGTTGTATTCCTTATTCTAAATCTATTTCTTTAGTAAATTCCATAAGTATCCATGTTTGTTTTTCTTTTTTTTCACTACTCCACTCACTTAAATGAAGTATTCCACCAGCCCCATCATATAAATAACGATATAATGTTACTTTTTTAGGCTTTTCTTTATATTCTTCAAAAAAAGACCTAAAATCATCTATACTAGAACATTCTTCCATAGCTAATCCAGAGTTTAGATCATTTAAATCTTTACATCTATCATAACAAACATTATGTTTACCAATAGCTGTAATTTTAGCATATAACATAGTATAATCTTTAGTTTTTGTTACATATATTATATTAGTATCTAGATTATTCATAAGTTTCTCCTTCCATCATATCAATATCGTAGTATTTCTTATATTCTATAATCTTATTACGTATAAAATCATCAAACCCTTGTAATTCACCTAGAAAGTAATAACATATCAATAATGGTACTCCTTGAGTTGCTGAAAATTCAGCTAGTAGTTGTGATTTTTCAGTATTAGGAAACATTTTTAAATAGTTTTCTAATATTTTCTTACCTGTTCTATAATGATTTATGTTTATTTTCATTTATATCCTTCTAATCTATTTCTTTTAATAAAGAAATTGTTTCATATATACCATCAATTCTTTTAATGTTATTTGGTATATTTTTATATATATTATGAGCTTGATTTACCATACATATATTTTTAACTAAACCTAGACTATTAACGTTAACTATATTATTAACATTATCATCGATATATAATTCTATATTGTATTTTTTTGATAATTGTTTAATTATTTCCTTTTTGTTCGAATTAAAAATAATTTTATCGTATAAAATACCATTATGTGATAGATTAAACCTTGTGGTTTTTGTATGTTTTTTATCTCTTGCTGTTAAAAGTATTATTTTATAACCTAATTTGTTAATTATATTTAATGTGTCGTTAACATATTGAAGAGGTGTCAATAAAGTTAAAATTTCTTTTTCATAGCTTTTCATAAAATTTCGAATATCTTTACCTTGTATAAAACTATTATTAATATCGTCTTTCAGTAAGATACTTTCAAAATTCCATTCTATGATTTGGTTTGTGTTTATATTTGTGTTATTTATTTTATTAAAAAGAAGTATTAGAGTTACTATAAAATTTAGTAGGCAATCATCTATATCTAGAACAACCGCAGGAATTTTATTTGTTGATTTATCAGATAATAAATATTTTTTATTATCTAATAGTTTTTTAAACTCTTCCAATGTAATTAAATTACCCATATAATTCTCTTTATAAAAGGATAGATAAAAAATTCATTTCTTTATCTACCATATAAGAGGATACTATCGACTTCCTTGTCTATCTCAGAAGGAGGCTTTTCTGAGAATATCTAATTATAACATAGCTTTTAAAAACAGTCAAGAGTTAATTATCTTTCTATATTCTATTTCGTTTAATATAGTTAACAAATATTCATCATAGTTATATACAAATTCTGGATCATTTAGGTGTACTAGAAAAAATAACTGTTTATTTAAATACTCATCACTATAATTTTCTACATCAGTAAGTTCGAAAAATGTATATGTTCTAACGTTCTGTTCAACGTAAGGTTTATTATAAATATTAAATATATTAGGTATATCAACTAACGTTAGATAATAATAAATAATTTTTTCAAACATTTTTTATACTCCACTACTACCGAAACCATTAGTACCTCTATTGGTTTCTTTTGTTATTATTTCAACTTCTTCAATGTTAGCTTTAGTAACTTTACATAAGACCCCTTGTGCTATCCTATCCCCAAAATTTATATACTCAGTTTGTGTTTGACTTATGTTATCAACAATAATACATATTTCACCCAAAAAGTTCGAATCAATTGTTCCAGGACTATTAGCTATTCTTAGTTTAGTGTTTAACGTAAGACCACTTCTTGGTCGAATCTGTATCTCATAATTTTCTGGTATATTTACACTTAAACCTGTTGGAATTAACATAGTCTCTCCTGGTTGTATTGTTATCCTTCTAGATATAACAGAACTAAAATCAAAACCAGAATCACCATCACGACCATACGAAGGAATTATAGCATCTCTATTTAATTTTTTAAATTCTAATTTCATACTTTCTCCAAAACTATTTGATATATAGGTTTATTTAATTTTTCAAATAATGTTTTTGTAATATTCGAACCTCTACTCCTACCATCCCATATTAATAATAATTTATCTGCACATTTAGCTATTTCCTTATTTCTAATATATCCAGCAGATTTACCAAATTTATCCCAATCAGGAAGATATTCAATATAATCAATATTATATAATTCACTATATATTTTTGCAGACAAATCTACACCCTTAGCTCCACCACTTACTATTTTTATAAAATCTTCAGCATATGGATCTAAGAATCTTTCTGAATATAATTTATTAATATAAGTATGTAATTCTTCTGGACTTAATGTTATAGTTCTAGATCCGCATATAGCTAATTTCATTATTTTTTCTTATCCATAGTTTTACTTAATAAAATTGCTTCTTCTTTTTTCTTTTTAAACTCAACAAATTCATCTTCAGGTTTTTTATTACTGATAAGAAAATTAACAATCAATGATGTATTGAGTGTGCCTGTTACTTTCACATTCAATCTTTCCTTTTCACCATTTTTTTCAATAGTAAGAGCTTCGTCAACAAACATATCTCTCATATCTCTAATGTAAGGTTGACAATCTCTACACAAACCAACACCTCTATGATTTCTATATGTTTTTTTACCACACTTAACACAAATCAGATTCCCTTTCGCTTCTTTCGTCATCTTGTTCTCCATTTGGATTTAGTAATATTAATAATCTATTATTATATGAATTATGTATAAAATTTTCAACTTCTTCAATGCTTTCAAAATCACAATAAAAGATATGATTCATATTTTCTTTCATATCTGATTTTTTAAAGAAGTAATTAGTTATTGTTGTTCCTAGTAATACTCTCATATGAAGTAATATATCCCAAAAACAACAATTAATGCTCCAACAACTTTAAACAATGTTGATATTACAACATCTATTTCCTTTACTGGAATAGGAAGACTAACAATACCTTCAATTATCTCCTTACCACCAACATGATTTAGTAATTGATTATATTTCATTTTAAGTGAATGTACTTCCTCAGTTCTAGCTTCCCAACCTATACGTACTAAATCTTCATTGTTAACATAAGCTTCAATACAGTTCACTCTAGCTTTATTTACTTCATACCACTCATCAAAAGATGAATATATACCATTTTCTTTCTGAGCTTCTTTTAGTTTCTTCTCTAATTCTAGTATAAAATCTTTATCATCGTTCATAATAAACCCTTGTTAAATAGTGTATTGGATGATTAACTTCCTTAAAGTAAATACTAAATAATTGTTGTAATGGATTCTTTCCATACTGTACTCTTAGTATTATATCATATATTGGTTTAAAAAACAATTTAAAAAATAAATTGTTTGAACTATATATTCTAATAAACCATAGTATCTTACCACAAGTAGATTCTTTTTCTTCAAACATACTAACTAACATCATAATAAATAGTATTGGTATAAACATATAACATATAACATTATTGTTTAGTATACCATAGTATATTGTATCTCTAGGGTGTAACCATTTAGTCGGTTTATCTGGTGTCTGGTTATCATATTTAAAGTATCCTTGTCTCTTTATTTCATCCCAAATATCTTTATGGTATTTCTTATTAAATAATTTAGAATAACATACCATAGATGTTAAGTTATCATGACTCATTGAATCTATATTTGTTGGATGTTGTTTAAACACACCTTTACTTAGTTCACATTTATCCATAGCTTCAGTAAATGTTAAGTATTCATGACAATTAAATCCATAACATAACTTAAATAGTAGTATATACTCAAATGTGTATAACATACTATTTTCTCCACCATCTTCGTTATCTATACTGTTAAGCAATCCATTTGAATCAAAATATGACATATATAATCCTAGCTACGTTTCTCAGTATTATCAAGTAAATAACATCTATTAGCATGTTCAACATATAGTTGGTTAAGTTTAATAGAGAATTGCTTTGCAAACTTTAAGTTAGTACTTATAATATCTAACTTATCCTTTAGTTTGTCATCTTGAGATAGTTTATCTAGAGTTTCAACAGAACTAGTTACCAATTTAGCTAGTATATCTAATTCCTTTAACTTTAACTCACTATAGACATTATTATGGTCAAACTTAGCTAATACTTTGTTACCATATCTAACAGTATTCCTTGCTTTGTTATTCTTAGCTCCTTGTATTGCATCTTTTATTACCATGTTAAGATATTGCTTCTCATCTATAGTAAACTCTAACTTCATAGTTACTCCTTTATTATTGTTAATACCTATATTATACCATATCTATAATTAGAAATCAAGAGAAATAATAAATTATTTTAATTAAACTTATCCGTGCCATTTGTCTAAGGTTTATTACATTGTTTAACACAACCTTTCTCCGCTTTTTGCTACGAAAGGTTATACATAGTTAAACGCAAGAAAAGACTGATGTAACACTACCTAACGTCCTACTGTTGTTTCCTATTGTATCATATTTTTCTTGGTTTGTAAAGAGTACTAACAACTATTTTTTAAACTATTATTTGATTATCAAGTGTTATTGTAGGGTTACGTAGTGTCAAGTCGGAAGGTCTATATTGACATAGTGTTTAACACATACAAGCCGTTAACGAAACTACCGATACCCTATTATATCATAAAAAAGGAGTTTTATGAATTATTTAAAACGGATATGGTTATTTTTATCTAGTTTCAAACACTATCTTTTAAGTGTCTATGTACTCTTTGTTATTAAATTACTATTGATTCAACCAACATTACAAACAGCAGCTAATCTTTTAGTGTTAGGTGGTGTTTATTGTTTTATTTATTGGATGGATAATAAACGTAAGATAGAAACTGAAGAAGACTTTAAAGAAAGTACTAGAGAAGAGATAAACGATATTAAAAGTAAACTAGCTAGAGTTAATCTAGAGTTTCAACAATCGAAGAGAAAATAGATATGGATACATTAAATATACTAAATCTAGAGCAATTGAAAAATGAAATGAATTCTAAGGAATTTGCTGAGAAAGCATGTAATATGCTTTTTGAAGCAAAGAATTATATTGATGACTTAGAAGAGAAAGTCAAACATTTAGAAGAGTTACTAAAAAATAGTAGTGTTCCATCAATTCAACCAAAGCAGGAAGAAGGTATACTGGCTCGTAGAAGCCACCAAATGGAGATTATTGAGGTTGAATTCAAAAGGATGCATGATGGTATAGTCATGCAAGGAGAACGCTTAGAAGGGGCTGATTTGCGTAAATTTGACGTACTTATAAAAGCATATGTAGCTTTAAAGAATGGTGATAAGCTTCCTAAACTATCCAAGGAAGATAAACAAGAAGCTACTGCTGATTTATTGCGCATAGTTTCAGGTGAAGATGATGAATAGTGGAGATAAAACTATCATAGAAGAAGTTGTTGAGGATAAAGAACCTGTTGTTGATAGTAAAATAATAAATACTGAAGAAGATTTAGTCAAGATTGTACCTAGAGGTAGACCTAAAGGTACAACTAAACCTGATGCTAAAAAACAGAGATTACAAAGAGAAGCTGCTGTTAAATTGTGGAAAAGAGGAGTACTTCATTGGAAGTTGGATAGTAATCAGAAAAGTTTATATGAAAATTACCATACTACTAAGAATAATTTGTTAGTATGGTGCCTCTCAAGACAAACTGGAAAGTCAATAAATTCAAGTACTTACGTCATCACAGAAACTGGACCAAAGTTAATCAAAGATATTAATATTGGTGATATTATTTATGGATATAATAAAGACGGTAGTGTAAGTCCAACTAAAGTTGTTGATAAAATAGATTGTGGTGTTGAAGAAGTATTTGATTTAGTTGGTAATGGTAAAGTTTTAGCTGGTTGTACTGATGAACATTACTGGTTAGTTAAAAATGGTGAAGGTAATCTTTTGGAGAAACCACTAAAAGATTTTAATGAGTATGATAAAATAGTAACTGTTGTAAATGGTGTGACAGATTCTGTTAGTGTTAGAAAAGAAAATAGAAGAATGGAACAATGTTGGGATATTACTGTTGATAATGATACACATTTATATCTTACTGGTGATGGATTGGTAACTCATAACTCTTTCCTAATTTCTTTATTAGCAATCGAAGAATGTATTCGTAATCCCAACTTTAAAATAGCTTACGTTTTACCTAGACAGAATCAAGCTAGAAAATTAATTAAATCTCGTTTCAATGAAATATGTATAGATTGTCCTAAAGAATTAAGACCTAAATTTAATACTCAAGAAAACGTATTCGTATTTGATAATGGTTCTGAAATTCATTGTATTGGTACAGACTCTGGTAATATTGAAAATGCTAGAGGTCAAAGATTTGATAGGGTATTCATGGATGAGTGTGGATTTATGGATTCATCTGAATTTGACTACTATTATAAATCTGTATTATTTCCAACTATGAATACGTCTAAGCGTAGATTAACAATCATGATTTCAACTCCACCATCTTCAGCAGCACATACATTTAATAAATATATTAAAGAAGCTGACTATAAAAAAGCATATACCAGAAGAACTATATATGATTGTCCTAGATTTAAAGGATATGAAATAGAAGAAATGGCTAATGCTGTTGGTGGTAAAGATTCTATAGATTTTAAAAGAGAATACTTATGTAAATTATTAGCTGACACAAATTCATTAGTTATACCAGAAGCTACTGATGAAAAAATGAAAGACATAATACAAACATGGAAACGACCAGCACACTATACATGTTATACTTCTGGTGACTTTGGTATACTAGATTGGACAGCTTTTTTGTTTGCGTATTATGATTTTAGAAATGATGAAATTGTTGTTGAAGATGAATTAGTATTCAATGGTAAAGAATATACAACTATTGATATGGCTGATGCTATTAAATTAAAGGAAAAGATGCTTTGGGGTGACAAATTACCAGAGTCAAGGATATGTGATACTAGTTGGCAAATTATCGTAGACTTTAATAACTTACACAACTTATCGTTTATACCAACTAGAAAAGATGATAAAAACGCACAAATAAACGCTTTACGTATGAAAGTTTCTGGTAAAAAACTAAAGATAAATCCTAGATGTATAAACCTAATATTTCATTTAATGAATGCTACTTGGAATAAAGCAAGAACTAAATATGAGAAAGCTGCTGATGGTTCACATTTTGACTGTTTAGATGCATTGATTTATTTGATACGTAACATCAACTATCATAAAAATCCATACCCTAAAGATTACGATTTACCTAAAGGTGGATTCTACTCTCCTAAACAAAAACAACAACTTACGGACGTTCAACAGAGTATTCGTGACATTTTCACAGTTAAGCGTCGTAGATGATTATCAAGTATTAATGTAGTTTAAATTAAACAACTAATGTTATTGGAATATAATATATGTTTTCTAAAAATAGTCCAAATAGTTTGTCAGTATTAGATCCAGGACAAACACTTCAAACTGCATTTAACGACACACAAAGAGCGTTTGATGTTATATTAGCCAATGACTTTGTTCCTAAACGTTACGTTAAAGTTAGTTATGAATATAAAGATATGAGTGATGGAACGTTTGAAGTTGAATATATTAATTTTTATGGTGAAGGTATTGCTCATGAAACTTTAATTTCATGTAGAGGAACACCAGATGGTAGAAGCGAAATTACTACAGTTACTTTTAATGGTAAAACTGGTATAAATTTAGATGGTAAATATTTCATAATATATGATGATGTTGGATCTGTTGGTGTATGGTTTAATCTTAATGGTACATCAATACATCCAGTTACTGGAGCTTTAAGAGATTTAGAAGTTGTTATATATTCATCAGATAATTCTAATTTATTAGCTTCTAGATTAAAAGAAGTTATGAATTTAGATAGTGAATTTACATCACTTAATATTGGGTGTATGACAACTATAGCTAGTAATAGTGTTGGTGATAAACCAGATGCAACAAATGGTACAAGTGGTTTAGGTATATCATCACAAAAAGGTTTAAACACTCTTAATAATAAATACTTTTTTTTATATACAACAAATGATGAGTTTAAATTTCACGTTTGGTATAATTTAGATGGATTAGGTGTTGATCCATCACCTCTAGGTAGTATACCAATTATTGTTAATATTTTATCAAGTGATAATGAGAACACTATTGCTGAAAAAACAAATAATGCTATAGATATATTAGATTATTTTATTGCTACATATAGAACGAATGAAGTAACAATAAAGAATAATACATATGGTGTAGCAACAATAACTACAGATGTTAATACTGAACATGGAATGATTAAATCTGTACAAATAGGAGAAATCGGAGGGTTAGTAGCGAAAGTTAGAATACATTATGATGTAGTTACTAAATTAATATCTTCTATTGAAAAAATAATCTAGGAAGGATTTGTTGTGAAGGGAGTTTTCAATCATTTAAATAACTGGCTTCACAGAAAGGAGTCTGAAAAGTTTACCACCGATGGTGATGGTAATACTGCTGTACGTATTCAAGGTGAAATAAGTTTAGCTATTGAAGTTGATTCTGGTTTAACTCAAAATATAGCGGCACCTCTAGCTAATACAGAATATAGTTTTACAATACCTTTGGGTACTAAAAGATTTGAATGGAAATCAAGGAAATTTGGAGAGATACAATGGTCTTTTCAGATTGGTGAAAGTGGAACAACATTTTCAACATTAAGTCCTGGAAATTTAAAGACTGAAGATAATTTAAAATTAGTTGTTCCGATAGTTGTATACTTTAGATCTAACAAGGCAAATGATACTATAGAATTATCTAGTTGGAGCTAGATAATTATTTTAACAATTTTTAGGAGGTTTTATGGGTTGGAAGACAAAGCTAATTTTCGATGTAACCGACGCTGACACTATATTAGCTAGTGATTCCGTTGGTGCATATGTAAGATCATCTGATGGTACGTTAATTGACCATCAAACAATTAATTCTCAAGAATGGTTGAATACAGCATCGGCTTTATTTGATAGTGCCGGTAATGGTATTACTTCTACCGGTAATGCATTAGATGTTAACATTGCTTCTAGTGATATTCAAATTGATGTTGATTTAGATCATACAGAAGATTCTGTAAGACTTGGTGATGGTACTAATTATTTTACTTCTACTTCTGAAAACAGTGATATTGCATTAGATGTTCATATTTCTAATTCTTCAATAGCAGTAACTGCTTCAGATTTAGACATTAGAGATTTAGTATATACATCTGATAGTGTTACAGCTTATCAAGGAACAGATCCTTGGGTTATTGGTGATGGTGGTAATTCAATTACAGTAGATGCTTCAGATTTGGATATTAGAGACTTAGCTGCTGCTACTGATAGTGTATCTTCTTGGACTAAAGACGGAGCAGGAACATCTATCACTTCTACTGTTGTTGGTGCTGATACTGGATTAGATGTTAATATCATCAATTCTTCAATAGTTGTTAATGATGCAGCTTTAGCTAACACAGCTATTGCAAATGATGTTAATACTCTAGATGTTGCAGATACTAGAGAATCTGTTGTTGCATCAGCATTAGCTAATAGAAAGTATTTATATATTTTTAATAATACAAATAAAAGAGCATTTGTTGGTGGTGCTTCAGTTACACAAGCAAACGGATTTCCACTAGATCCAGCGAACATTATGGAACTAAGAGCAGGAGCTGCTGTAGATGTTCAATGGATAGCAGCAACATTAGGTCATGAAATTAGACACATGGAATTATCATAATTCAATAACAAGTAGGAAGGGAGAGTAGAAATACTCTCTCTAATCCCTTGTTCATATAAAAGGAGTTTATATGGAAAATTATTTCAATGAAGAAGACAAAGAAAAGTTTATTGAATTTATAAATACAATAGCTAAAAAAGCAGAATTCAATCATTTCAAAACACAAGATATAATCGACTATTTCAAATTACTTAGTTATATTCAAACTAAATTTATACCTAAATTAGATGCTAATATTTTAGAAGTTAAACGAATTATTAAATCTAAAGAAAGTAAGGTAGAATAATTATATATGACAACTAAGTTCTGTCCTAAATGTAAACAAGAAAAAAATATAGAAGATTTTTGTATTGATAGAGCAAAAAAATCTGGAAGAAGTTCATATTGTAGAAAATGTAAAATAGATAGAATAAGAGAAACAAAAGACAACGTTAATTCTAGAAGAAGAAAATATTATAGAAAAAATAAAGATAGAATATGCGAATTAGGAAGAATTAATGCAAAAAAAATATTATTATGAAGATTTAGAATTAACACATCAAAAAAGTAGAGAACGTTCTAAAAGAGAATATTATTTAGATATAGATAATTCTAGAGCAAAAGTAAGAGAAAATAGTAGAAGAAACAAAAAAGTTCAACCAAAATGGATAACAAAAGAACAAAAAGAAGAATTAAAATTAATATATAAAAATTGTCCAAAAGGATATCATGTTGATCATATAATACCGATAAAAGGTAAAAATATTACTGGACTACATGTTCCTTGGAATTTACAATATCTTCCTGCTATAGAAAATATGAAAAAAGGGAATAGGATATAATTATGTCTGGAAATTTTTCACAACTGGATGGTCCTGGCTATAATAAAGCTTTGAGTGTTACAACAACAGCACAAGAAGTTGTTTATGATACAACTCCATTAAGTGAACGTAAAATAATAACAATTCAACCTTTGAATGGTGATATTTATTACGGATATAGTAATGGTGTTACAACATCTAACGGTACTAAAATATTTAGTAATCAATTTTTTCCACTTGAAGTTGGACCAGAATTAAGGGTTTGGGTTATTACAGCTACTGGAACTGTTGATGTTAGAATAACAGAGGTAGCATAATGACACATCGTACACACCCAACTCAAGTAGCAAAATCTACACCATTTGATAATTCAACAAATGGATTCAATTCCACAGATACTCAGTCTGCAATAGAAGAATCTAAACAATATGGTGAAGGATTTCCTAGAGCAGGAATAAGAGGTGTATATAACGGTATTGTTGGTAATAATAATTGGTTAGGTCCAACAGAATTACTACCAAACACACCATTTTGTGTATTTGCTGTTAAAACCAAAATAAACGAAATAAGTTGGTCTAATCAAACTATAAATGTATCTTTTAGAGTACAATTTAGATCAGTTTCTAAAACTGGAACTATTTTTTATACATTAGATGTTGATAGCCCAAACGATGGATATGGATTTGTTAATGGTCTAGATTATACTTTTGATGCTGGTAGTGTTGTATATGCTCAATACTTAGATGACGGTACTAACTGTAGTGATATGGATTTAACATTATGGGTTTCGAGGGTTCCAGTATGATTATGATGAAAAAGATACTTAAAAATAATACAGAAGAGACTATACAAATATTAAATAGTGATATTCCTTCTGGTGAATCATATGATGTACCATCAAACCAATGGTTCAAATTATTATCTAGTGAGAGTGTATTAACTAGATTAGAAAATGGTACAGTCATATTAAATGATGGTGTTGAAGATTTGTCGTATGAAAAGGCGATTCTACATATGAATAGAATGAATCCTTTTGATTTTTATTCTTCATTAGCTGTTGATAAAAATGGTACAGATCAAAACATATCAACTTCTTGGACCGCAGTAACATCATCTAGAGTACTTTGGGATTTAGATGGTAATTATGATTCAGATAATGACGAATTTGTTATACCTAGAGATGGTATATATTTATTAGACTTACAAATGAAATTAAAATCTTTACTTGATGTTAGTACAGTAACGTTAAGTATATTTAAAGTTGGTGAAGAATCTGATGAAGAATGGTTTGTTTTAGACTATAAAGATACTTTACAAAATGTATCACAATTAACTTGTGCTATAGAATTTGATTTCTATCGCGGTGAAAGATATAAAATAAAAATAATAATGACAGGTGGTTTATTAGTTAGTGGAAAAATAGACGGTAATGATGTATATACGGCTTGGGGTTTAACTTTTCAAAAACCTTTGTTTTCTTAATTAAGGATGATTTATGGAAAATAATAAATATTTTGCAGCAAGAGAATCAAAAGAATGTGCTTCAGCTTTGTTATCTAAAATTGAATCATGGGATAGATCACTTAACTCTTGTGGATTCATGGATAAACTTAGAGATTTATATGCTGCATATTATGGTGGATACTATAATTCAATAGGTGAAGCTCATCAAATTACGTTTGCTGGTGAAGATGGAGAACTAGCTCAGATAGTAGTTAATCATCTCAGAAACATAGCTAGACATATGTTGACTATGACAACATCAACTAGACCGGCAATGGAATGTAGAGCAGTAAATACAGACTTTAAATCGGTTACACAGACATATCTAGGAAATGGTCTACTTGACTATTATATGAGAGAAAAGAAACTAGAAGAATACTTAAAGATGGCATGTGAATATGCATTATCTACATCTTTGGGTTGGATGAAAATGTCTTGGAATGGTATGTTAGGTGAAGTAACTAATAAAAAAGAAATACAAGAATACAAAGAACTACAAGAAAATGGAGAGAAAGTAGAAATACCAGATCCACAGTATGAAGGTGATGTTGAATTTAATGTTCTATCAGCTTTAGATGTTGTTATGGATCTTTCCAAAGAAGGTAGAGATTTCGATTGGATTATAACTAGATCATTTAAAAATAGATATGACTTGATCGCTAAGTATCCACATTTAGAAAAAGAAATAATGGCTATAGAATCGAAAGATCATTCGAAAAGAGTACGTGTTGGTTTATATAGTGGAGATGAAACTGATGATATATCTGTGTTAGAGTTTTATCACAGGCGTAGTGAGGCAATGCCTGAAGGTAAATATATGTTATTTGTTTCTGAAGAAGCAATACTCCATGAGGGTGAACTACCATATAGGAGGATACCTGTATTCCCAATTTATCCAGGAAGAATACTAGGAACACCATTAGGATATAGTCCTTTATTTGATTTACTATCAATACAGGACGCACATAATAGTTTAAATTCAGCAGCATTAAGTAACAACGTTGCTTTTGGTGTACAAACAATATTAAATCCTAGTGGATCAAATATTGATGTCACACAATTAGCTAATGGTTTAAGTATCATGGATTATAACCCTCAAGGTGGTGCTAAACCTGAAGCTTTAAACTTAACAAAAACAGCTCCTGAATTGTATAATTTAATGGATCGTTATGTTAAAGATATGGAAACTCTATCGGCTATAAATTCAACAGCTAGAGGAAATCCAGAAGCATCTTTACGTTCTGGATCAGCATTGGCTATGGTACAAACTAATGCTATACAATTTATGTCGGGTTTACAACAAGAATATATTTACTTAATTGAAAATGTCGGTATTTGTTTAATTGAAATACTTCAAGATTTTGCTAACTCTCCAAGAATTGCGGCTATTGTTGGTAAATCTGGAAGGTCGTATATGAAAGAATTTAAAGGAGAAGACCTACGTTCTATAAATAGAGTTATTGTTGATGTTGCAAATCCTTTAACTAATACACTTGCTGGTAGAGCACAAATGGCTGATAATTTACTTCAATATGGCACACTTACCCCAGAACAATACATAACAATTATACATACTGGTAAATTAGAAATGGGTACAGAAGATATTGTAAAAGAGGAATTTTTAATACGTGGTGAAAACGAAGGTTTCTTAATGGGAACAAAACCTATTGTATTAGCTATAGAAAATCACCCCAAACATATTCAATGTCATAGAGGTGTATTGAATGATACTATATTAAAATCTGATGCTGAGTTAGTTAATCTAGTATTAACTCATATCAATGAACATATTCAAACTTGGAAAAATACAGATCCTATGTTGTTACAAGCTATGGGTATTCAACCGATAGTTCAACCAATAACCCAACCAAATCCAGGACAGACAACATCACCATCACAAATGGAAGCACCCCAAAATCTACCACCAGTAGAACAGGCATTGAATCAACAAGATACAACATTACAAAAGCCAAGAATGCCTGAAGGTTTTGAAAATGCACCATTAACAGCAAATGAAGGAATGACAAATATATCAAATAGTTAGTATACATTTTGACGAGTTTTTCGAAAGATTTACTCGTCATTCTCCTATCACTATCGATGGAGAAAATAATACACCTATCCTATATGGATGGTAAACAAAGGAAAATTTATGGCTGAAGTAACACAAGAACAACCATCACAAGAAGCACCAGCAGAAAATGTAGAAGCTGTTGTACAACCAGAAGAAGGTAATGTTGAAGCTGCACCAGAACAACCAGCAGAAGCTAGTCCTGAAATGAAAGACGCAGTTAAGTCAACTTTAAAAAAGTTAAACATTAAAGTTGATGGTAAAGAAATTGAAAAACAAATTGACTTAGCTAACGAAGAAGAACTAATTAGAATGGTTCAACTTGCTGAAATGTCACAGAAAAGAGCACAAAAAGCTGCTGAACTAGAAAAGAAAGATGCTAAGGTACAAAAGGATTTACAAGACTTCTTTAACTATTTACAAAAAGATACAGCTAATGCTTTACGTAAAATGGGTATTGATATTGATGGACTTTCTGAAAAGATAATGAATGACAAATTAGAGAAAGCTCAACTAGATCCAAAAGATAGAGAGTTAATGGAACTTCAAGAAAAGCTTAGACAAAAGGAAGAAGAAGAACAGAAAGCTAAAAAACGTGCTGAAGAAATTGAAATGAAAGCACTACAAGATAGATATGCTGCTGAATATCAAAGAGATTTGATGGCTGCTATTGAAAAGAATCAATTACCAATGAATCCTGAGATTATTAATAGAATGACTGGATATATGAGAATAGCATTGAAGAATAATATTGATGTTAGTTTTAATGATATCGTTCCTTTGGTTAAAGATCAAATACTAAATGAAATCAAATCGATAGCTAGTGTAATGCCTTTAGAAGTTATTGAAAAATTGTTGGGTGAAGATAAAGTTGGACAAATAATAAAGAAAAGAAAGAAAGCTGAACCAGTTAAAAAAGAAGCACCACCAACTAGTAATAGTATAAAGGATACTGGAAGTAAACCAAATAAAGAAGTTATTGACCGAAAATTTAAAACGATAGAACAAAAAGATTTTTGGAGTAAAATATAATAATTTAAACAGGTTACCTAGCTAATAGGTAACCCTTTGTTATCTTAGTACAACATAATTATCAAGTACTTATGTGGGTTATTATTTTAGTATTTATTATGATTTTCATATACCCAACGATGGATTATGAAATACCAGAAATAGAAAAAGAGTAATTAACAAACAAAGTAGGTTTTTCATTTATAGGTAGTCTATAAATGATATTTTTTAAATAAATTAAGGAGTTTCTATATGTCTTATAATCATAATGATATGGCAGCTCTAAATGGTTTTCATAAATCCATTTATGGCGAATTAACTGATTTAATACCAGAAGGTGTTAAGATTTCTAAGATGATACCTTTCGTATCACCTAATAAAAGAATGGGATTGGAATACAAGAATACGATTAATTTGGGTTAACAATAGATAGTGCAATCTAAGCCCAAGTAAAATCCTTTCTAATTGACTTGGAAGCCTTTCTATAATATAATAAAGGTAACAAGGGGCAAGGGTAAAACCAGCCTGAACGACTTAACGAAAGGACTTCGAAAGAAGATGCGAAAGTCAACTTGAAAAAATAAAAGAAACCCAATAGGGAGTTCGAATGTTGGAATTAAAGAAAAATAAAAAAGCGTTTTTAATAGGGACATTGTTAGGAGATTCTTCTTTTGCTGGAAAAAAAAATAAACATATACTTTTTGGTCATTGTGAGAAACAAAAAGATTATGGTAAATGGAAATTAGATTTGATATCAACAGAATATGGTGTTGGAAGTAAAATGTGTTTAGCTAAATCTATGACATCACCTTCGGGAAAAAGACAAAATTTTTATAGATTTTGGACAACTGTACATCATAAATTTACTTCTTTATATTATAGAATGATTGTTGATGGTAAAAAAAGAATAACTGATTATGTTCTAAAACATTTTAATGAAATTTCTTTAGCTATACTTTTTATGGACGATGGTTCAAAAGAAAGTCATAAAGGAAAACTAAAAGCTTTTAAATTTTCTTTAGGTGGATTTCCAAAAGAAGATGTTATTAAACTTTCTAATTTATTATTAGAAAAATTTAATATTCATAGTAAAGTATATCTTGAACATAATTTTTATCCTTATATTAGAATTGGAAAAAAAGAAGATAAAGAAAGATTTATTAATTTAATAAAAGATTATATTCATCCTGATATGCTTTATAAAATTCAAGTTGTTTCTGATCTCAGTTATAAAATAGATAAAACTGAGAGTTTGATTACTCAAACTTACTAGCATCAAAAGCTAGTAATAACAATATGTTAGAGCACGGAGTTTCTTACAACGGTGATTCTGGAGAAATTGTAACTTTAAAAGATGCAATTTCAGGAGCTACTAAAGAAGCAACAGTAAAAGGTTGTGAAATGATATTGAAAGCCCAATTATCATTCGCAGCTATTTCACGTTCCATTAATGATGCTGCTGCTTACGGTAAAGCAACAAAACATGTTGTTCGTAACCTTTTAAATTCAACTTATAAGAAGCATGAATACCAATGTTTCTATGGTCAATCTGGATTGGCTACTATAAGTGTTGTTGATGATGCTTCTGCTTATTTTGATATTACAGTAGCTGAATGGGCACCTGGAATTTGGGTTGGTGGTGAGAAAATGAAGTTAGATATTTATAATCTAACTGATTCAGCAATGAACACTACTATTATCAAAATTACTAAAGTTGATATCAGAAACAAAAGACTTTATGTTGATATGGCTTCTGCTGTAGGTGATAACTTAGCTACTTTGAAAGCTTCTAAATTAGCTGGTGATGAACTAGTTATTTATGAGCATGGTGCTAAGGGTAACGAATTTATGGGTATCTATAAAATGTTAACAACTACTACTGGTAACATTTTTGGTGTTTCTACTGATTACAGCTTATGGACAGGTAACGTTTATCCAGTAGGTGGAGCTTTATCATTCGAAAAAATTTCTGATGGTATTGCTGATGCAGTAGCTAAAGGACTTGAAGGAAAGATTTCTCTTTTCGTTAATCCTAAAACATGGTCTGATTTGTTAAATGAACAAACAGCAAAAAGACTATTTGATGAGTCTTATGATGTCAAGAAATATGAGAATGGTTCACAAACTATCGTATTTCATAGCCAAAATGGTTTGATTGAAATCATTAGCTGTACTTATGTTAAAGAAGGAATAGCTTTCGGACTTGACCTTGAATCTTTTGAAAGAGTTGGATCTTCTGATATTACTTTCAATCTTCCAGGAAAAAATGAAGAAATGTTAATTGTTCTTGAAAATCAAAACGGTATTGAATATCGTACTTATTGTGACTTAGCAATTTTCTGTAATGCTTTAGGACGCAATATCGTATTCACTGGTATCGTTAACTAATTATAACAAACAGTTATCCTACCTTTAGGGGGGGGGGGGGGGGGCGTTCTGCTCTCCCTTTTTTTTATCTAATTTCCAGTATTTATTTAATCTTATCAAGTATTAATGTATATAATAACATCAAGGAAAACAAATGTCTAAAATCGTATATATTAATAATAAGACTTATAACCTACCACTTCAAGGTGAGAATGCTCCTTGGGGTGAGGAACAAGCTGATATAATAAATGCAATTATTGATGCATTAAATACACTCCAAGGTCCAGATGACATTATTGAAACTTCAGAAACAATACTAAATACTTCTGGAGCTAAAGAAATAATAACATTCCATTTCAATTCTTCAACAGTTAGATCATTTGAAGCTCCATATAACATATCAAGACGGATTACTAAAGAAATAACTTCCTATACTGGTAATGGAGTTACCACAATTGTGGTACTTTCATATAATCACAATCTAAACAACGGTGATACTGTAACAATAACAGATACTTCAAACATAGACAGTACATTTGTTATTACTAGAATAAATGCAACATCTTTTAGTATTCTTTCAACATTTAATGGTTCTGATGTTGGTGGTAAGTTTGATATTGAATTAGTAGAGAGTGGTGTCCTTTCTGGAAACTACTCACTTCAAGGTTGGGTATTAGCCCAAAGAAGATTAGGTGATGCTAAGGTTGAATTTGATATAAATTCTTCTGGTACAATAACCTATAATCCAGAAGTTTTAAGTGGAGAAGTTGGATCTCACGCTTCTTTATTAAAGTTTTTTGCCAAATCAATAATTTCAGTATAATACATTTAAAGGAATTACATAATGAAAAAAGCATGGGCATGGATTAAAGGTATTATATTAGTTAAAGAACTAACGTCTAGAACATATGATAAATCTTCTGAAGGTAATCTTTATAATCAAAATAATGAAAAGATAAAAGTACATATAAATGGTGCTGATAGAGAAATAATTACCGATACACAAACTCAAACACTAACAAATAAAACAATAAATGCTGATACTAGTACAATAACTAACATAAATACCACAAACATAAAGACTTCAATATTAGACACAGCAACAACAGGTCTAATCAACAACGAAACACATTTAGCAACATCAGCTTCTATTTACAAAGCTTTAGCTGATGCTATTGCAACAAAAGATCAAGCTAGTGAAATATCTTATGATAATGCAGTTTCTGGATTAGTAGCCACAGATGTTCAAGCTGCAATAGATGAAGTTGAAGGAAGACTAGGTACAGCAGAAACAAACATAGGTAACGTAGCAACAGATCTTTCAAATCATGAATTAGATAAGACAACACATGGTGTAACTAGTGATATTGTTGGTAAAGACGATAACCAAACATTAACTAACAAAACTATAAATGCTGATAACAGCACAATTAGTAATATAAATACTACAAATATAAAGAGTAGTATATTGGATACAGCAACGACAGGGTTGATTAACAATGAAACCCATATAGCAACGTCCGCTTGTATCTATAAAGCGATCAACGATGCTATTGCTAATCATGACCAAGCTAGTGAGATAACCTACGATAACGCTGTTTCTGGGCTTGTAGCGACCGATGTACAAGATGCTATAGATGAGGTTGAGGGAAGGTTAGAAACCGCTGAAGGTGCTGTAAGTACCGTTGGAACTAATTTAAGCAATCACATAACTAATGTAACAGATGCTCATGATGCTTCAGCTATAAGTACAATAGATGAATTTACATATAGTAATTCTTCTAACGTACAAGATGTGTTAGATGATTTAGATGCAGCAATTGCTACAGTATCTGGTAATACTGGAACTGTTGCAAGTGATTTGAATAATCACATTTTAGATACAACAACACATGGAACTACCTCAGACATAGTTGGTAAAGATGATAACCAAACTTTAACAAATAAAACTATGGATGCTGATAATAATACTTTTACTAACTTTGAACACGGTGCTGAAGTTGATGATCCTTCAAGTGGTGTTCATGGTGTAACAGGAAGTATTGTAGGAACAAGTGATACTCAAGAATTAACAAATAAAACTTATACTAATCCAGAAATCTCAGGAACACAAACTTGGAAATATGCAAAACAAAAAACTGGAGTAGCTAATTTACAAAATAATCAAACAAACACTAACGTATTAGGTATGAATTTTCATGTTGATACTCATTGTGTTGAAATACTAGCATATGTTTTCGTTGATGCTACTGTTGATTATTATCAAATGTTTAAATTAAATTTAGTTAATAAAAATGGTACATGGGTTTTAGATGCCAACCATTCTGGTGATGTATCAGGAATTACATTTGATGTGTCTGCTGGTCAAGTAACTTATTCAAGTCCGAACTTTGCCGGATTTAGTTCTGCATTTATTAAATATTTTGCTACTAGTATATATTTGGATTAAGAGATAAAAATGGGAAAAATTTGTACAAAATGTAAAAAAGATAAAGAGTTAAATGAATTTGGTAAAAAAACTTCATCCAAAGATGGTTTAAGAAATGATTGTAAAGAATGTAGAAAAATAGAAAGGAAAATTTATTTAGAAAAAAATAGAAAACCAAAAAAAGAAAAAATTAAATTGACTGAAGAAGAAAAAAAGATTAAAAGTCATGAGAGATATTTAAAAAATAAAGATAAAATAAAAATAAGAAATAAAAATTGGCGATTAAATAATATAGAGAAGGTTAGAGATTATAAGAGAAGATATGTTAACCAAAGATATCATTCTGATCCTGAATATAGATTTATGTGGTTAATTCGTACAAAAATAAATAAAGTTTTAAAAGGTACTAGAAAATATAAAAAAACTATGGAATTGGTTGGATGTACAATTGAAGAATTAAAAATATATTTAGAAAAACAATTTAAGGAAGGGATGACATGGGAAAATAGAGGAATAGTTTGGCATATAGATCATATTAAACCAATTAGTAAATTTGATTTAACAAATGAAGAAGAACAGAAGAAATGTTTTCACTATACTAATTTACAACCATTATTTGCTATAGATAATTTAAGAAAAAGTAATAAATATCAGGAATAACCTTTGGTATAAACCAATGAAGTACTCCACTTCCTGTGAAACTGATATAAAAAAGGAGAAAAAATGAGTATTAGAACTTATCAAAAAGGAATTCGAGTTGAACCAACAACCAATCCACCATCAAATCCTGTCGATATGCAGTTATGGGCTAGTGATGGATTAGGAAGTTATGCTAAAGAATATTGGCGATATGATTTAGATACCACAAGTTGGGTATCATTGGGTGGAGGTGGTGGAGGTTTAGATACTTTCACAACAGTAGCATTAGCTGAAGCAGCTACTGGTTATTCTGAGCCTGATTTAATTTATGTTGTTGAAACAGAATCATTCTATCGTTATGAATCTAATAGTTCTGAGACTGATGATAATACTTTTATATTAAGTACTAACGATGGTGGAACTACTAGATGGATAGCTGTAGGTGGTAAATATATATTTGGAACAATTAATACTCAAAGTATTGATACTGATAATTTAGTTGTTGGTAGTCCTGCTGCTTATGATTTATTACAATATAATGGTACTACTTTTACTAGTCAATACTTAGAAGATAGTTATATTAGAAATAGTAAAGCGTTATATGATACAACTAGTTGGACAGCATATAAAAACACAACATCAGCAGCAACACCAGAAATAACTCCTGGAGGAGCACCTAGTGGTAATTTAGCTTTAACTAGAACAACAACCGCTGGTGAAGTTTTAGATGGTATAGCATCATTTAAAATTGCTAAAACTGGATCAACATCTGTTCAAGGTGAAGGTTATTATTATGACTTTGTTGTTCCTAGAGGATATGCTAGTAAACCACATTTCTTAAGTTTTTTATATCAAGTAACTTCTAATTTTAGCTATGTAAATAATGATGTTAAAGCTTTTATTAGTGATCAAGACGCCGATGTTATAGTTCCTTTAACGCCAGATATATTTGATGGTTCTGGAAGTTATAAAGGAGAATTTCAAGCTAACGCAAATACTAGTACAAACTATAGATTGTATATACATTTTACAACTACTAGTGCTTTGAATTTTGATTTTATATTTGATAATGTTGTTGTAGCTAATAGTAAAGGTGTAGTTACTGGAACTCCGTCAACAGATTGGACAGAATTTACACCAACAACTGAGGGATTTGGTACAATATCATCTGCTAAATTTTATAAAAGAAGAGTTGGTGATAGCGTTCAATATATGGGATGGTTTACTACAGGTACTTGCACAGCAACCGCTGCTAAAATAACAGACACTAGTGTAACTTTTGATAAAATAGGGATTGATGGTGACTACACACCTATCGGAATTCTATACAAAGATGGTACTTCAAATATTGATTGGATTATTAATACATATAGTAATGGTTCTAATAAATCCTTGTTTTTTGGTATTAGAAATAATGGTTCGGCACAAGACGCTTGTCAAGCTGTAGATGGAAATGCACAATTTGAAGATTCAACTGAATATAGATTTCATACTAATTTTATTCCTGTAGCTGGTTGGTCTTCTAATGTAGTTTTAAGTGATGGAGCAGATACAAGAGTAAACACTACAATTTACTCTAGTTCTAATGGACAAACAATTTCTTCTGGTGGAACTGTAATTTATGAAACAAAAGTCAAGGATACTCACTCCTCTTATAATTCTTCTACTGGAGAATTTACAACTCAAATTGCAGGCGATTATAGAATAGGAGCGCAATTAAAATATACAGCTGTGACAAGTGATACTATACAATTACAATACAAACCTGTCGGAGGATCTTATTCTATTGTCAAGTCCTTTAGATTAGGAGATCAAACAGATTTTTTCCTTAATACAGCATTGCCTTTGAATGTTGGAGATATGTTAAAAATTACAATGGGAGTAGGAGGTACGCTAAGTTCCAATGCCAGTGCCAATGGTATATTTATAATTAGAGAATCAGGTCCAGCTACAATAGCTGCGAGTGAGAAAGTAATAGTTAATTATGTTGCAACAGGTGGCAATTCATTAATTGATGGTACATTTACAACTGTTATTTTTCCAACAAAAATAAAAGACACACATGGAATGATTGAAAGTGATGGAAAGATAAGATTGAAAAGAAATGGAAGTTTTTTTATTGATGTTTGGATTTGGCTTGAAAATAATCCAACGAATGCATCAATGAAAGTTCTTAAAAATGGAATAGCATCACCAAGATACATGGATTTTTTAACTCCAGCAATACCCCAAATGCAGAGAGTTTCAGGGATATTAACCGGAGTAACTGGAGACTACTTTGAATTACAATTATATCACAATTATGGTTCAACATTAAATGTTAGTTCAGGTGATAGTAGAACTAGATTAAGTATTTTTAATATTGATTAAAAGGATAATATATGAAAAAAGTAATAATACATAATGAAATAACAAATAAATACTATCCATCAAAAGTTGAAGATGAAAGAATTGACTCTTGGTTACAACAACAAATTGATGAAAAGGTAATAGGTTTACCAGAACGTAAACTAAGAACAGTCCCAGAAGAACTTCTTTCTAGAATCCTTAGTCAAGAAGAAAAAACAGAAGAAATACTAGGAGAAACTGTTATATATACAGAATACACAATCAAAGCTGATTATGTTATCACAATTGAAGACATTACTAATGAGTATAACATAGAACAGTTAAGAAACAAAAGAAATGTACTACTACAATCTACAGATAAGTATATGCTTTCTGATTACCCTATAACATCAGAAGAATTAATACTAATGAAGAACTATAGAATGTACTTAAGAGATATAACACAAGAACAAGTTTTACCAGAAAGTCCATTAACATTCGAAGAATTTAAGAATTTATAAATTATTAGGAGGTACAAATGTCTACAGCAGATCGTAGACTCAATTTAGAAATTGATTTTCGATCTACAGGGATACTTGGTAGTTCTGATGGTTATGACTTAGCCGAACAGCCTTCACTAAGAGTTGTAACTGAAAATGTAGGAATTATCAATGCTGTTGTTGTAGAAGGAAAACTAAAAAATCAATCTAATTGGGATACTATCGATACTATAATTGGTGTTGATAGCACTTATGTTGATATTAGTTCATATGAGTTAATACGTTTTAGATGTTCTGTTTATAATGCTTCAGGAATACCAAAAATAGTTGTTGCAAGTTTTTTTAAACGTCCCATTGGTGGATCGGTAGAGATTGGCTGTACTAATGGGGATGATTTGTCTACAAGAAGCTTCAATTTTATTTCTAGTGATTCTACAATTAGTATCACAGGAAATGCTTCGACAAATGAAATTGATTTAAAAGCTGTAAGTGCTGGTGCTTCTTTATCTAGTTTAACTGATGTTGATTTATATAGTCCTGATGAAAGTGATATACTTAAATTCAACTTTACTAGTGGTAAATGGGAAAATAGTCAAGAACTATTAGAGATACAGAATCAAACACCACCTATACTTCTAGAAAATAATACAGGAAGTACTATTCTAGAGAATACACCAGTTAGAGTTAATACTAATGGTGATATGGATTTGATAGATGTTTCTATATCAAATAGTGTTGGTATTATTGGTTTATTAGCTTCAGACACTTTAGATGGTGAACAAGGTGAAATTAAGTCTGATAGAGTTATAAAAAACGTATCAATAGCTTTTAGTTTTGGTGATATACTATATGTTAGTAAAACTGGTGGTTTAACTAATGTTTTACCTCAAGTTGGTATTAATGGATTTGTTTCTGGAGATTTCGTTATAAAAGTTGGTGTGGTTTCTAAAAATCAAGATAATCCTTTAAATAAAGATATTATACTAGATCCAGATGTAATAATTCAATTAAGTTAATTCATTTTATCAAGTTTTAATGTGAGTATTTATCGTAGCTGTTATTTAGGAAGAATAATAAACGGTGATAAACATTAAATAGGAGCAATTTCATGGATTTAGAATCAAAAAGTAACGAAGAGATTCAACAACTTTCTCAGGAAGTAGGTAAGAAAGTAGCTAAGATGTTAAAATTATTAGTAACAAGAGTTAACAAACTTTTAAAGATGTCAGGATTGCCTTTAAAAGTAAAACTTCAATATCAATTTGAAAAAATTGATGAATAAACTAAGGAGATAATAATGAGTGTAGATTACAAAGGAATTGATGAAAAAAACGTACAAGATGCTATCGATGCTGTTTTAGTTGAAGCTACTGATATTGCTGAAGATGCTGCTGCTGATGTTATAGAAGATGCTATTGTTAATGCTGTTGTTGATAAAGCACCTTCACAAAATGCAGTATTTGATGCATTAGCATTGAAAGCTAATAGTTCTGATATAGAAGATGCATTAGTTGACGGAGTTACAACTAAAGCTCCATCACAAAATGTAGTATTTGATGCATTAGCTTTAAAATTAGATATAGCAGATTTAGTTGTAATTGATACCGCAGCTTCTGCTGGTGGTGGTGCTGTAGAAAGTGTTGCTGCTGTTGGTTTAGCTGCTGGTGATGTTATTCTTGCTTGTTCACAAAAAACAGCAGGAGCTAATAGTACAGCTTTAGTATCTTTTAATCAGGCAGTAGATGCAATTACATTAACATGGTCAGCAGATCCAGGAGCAGGAGCTATTGCTCGTTTACTGGTAAAAAAAGCATAATATAAACAATTTTTTGGAGATTTAAAAAATGACAGACATTAGTAAATTAATTCGTTATATAGATGGGTTTCATAAAGAAGTCGATCTAAATGGTGGTACAGACATACTTAAAGTAAGTTCCATTAAAGTAGGTGCAAATAGTGCTGAAATTACTGGAGCTATTGCTGATAAGTTAATTCTTATCGCTTCTGTAGTTGATGGTAGTTCAGGTGCTGATCAAGTAGGTTTAACTGCTGTTCGTACACAAGTAACTGTTCAATCAGGTATTGAAAAATTAGATACAGATTTAGGAACTGCTGAAACTGCTATTGGTGATTTGGTAATACTTTCTGGTGTTGCCGTTAATGCTGAGAATTTAGGTGAATTTACTGGATCAACAATAGTCGATAATTCTACAGTAAAAGCTGCATTACAAGCATTAGAAACAGCACATGAAGAAGTTGATGTAAATGCTAATGATTTAATTACATTATCAGGTGTTGCAGAAAATGCACAACACTTAGGTGCTTTTACTGGAAGCACAATCGCTGATAGCTCAACTATCAAAGTCGCATTACAAGCAATTGAAAGTGCTCATGAAACAACTGCCGGTGTAGCTTCTGGTGCTGCTGATGATGTTGGACATCTTGTAACACTTTCTGGTGTAGCTGTTGATTCTGATAATCTAGGATCATTCACAGGATCTACTATAGCTGATGATCAAACAATCAAAGCTGCTCTACAAGCTCTAGAAACAGCTCAAGAAGAAATAGATGCTAACGCTAACGATTTAGTAACTCTTTCTGGTGTTGCTGAAAATGCTCAACATTTAGGAACATTTACAGGATCAGTTATTGCTGATAGTTCAACAATCAAAGCAGCTTTACAAGCTTTGGAAACTGAAGTAGAATCTATACCAAGTCCATTGTTCTATGCTGGTACTTATAATGCTACTACAAATAGTCCAGATTTAGATTTAGAAGCTGCAAGAGTACAAGGTGCTCTATATAGAGTTACAACAGCAGGAACACATGATTTTGGTGCTTTTGGAGGTAGTATAGTTCTTGCTTCTGGTGATAAAGTAGCTTACAATGGTAGTGCTTGGGAAAAATGGGATGTTAGCGATGAAGTTACATCTGTAAATGGTCAAGCCGGTGACGTTGTACTTGAAGCTAATGATATTGGACTTTCTGATGCATATGCTGCTTCTGCTGGCGTTATAGCAAATACCGATACTATTGAAAGTGCTATCGCTAAATTAGATGCACGTAGTTCTGTTCAATCTGTTTCTATCACATTAACTAATAATACAGGAAGTGCTATACCAGCAGGATCTGTTGTTTGTTTAAGTCAAACTGTTGCTGGTGAAATCATTCTTGCTGATGCTGACGCATTAAGTACTTGTGAAGGTACTATTGGTGTTGTTATTGCTGAAATAGCAGATGAAGCTTCTGGACTAGTACAAGTAGCTGGTGAAGTTACTGTACTTAAAGATGGAAACTTTGATTTAGGTAAACGTGTTTATCTTTCTGCTACTGCTGGAAATGCTACTAAAACTGCTCCAGCCGATAAAAACATAGTACTACTTGGACATGCTAGTGCTCTTGGTAAAATAGTTCTTGCTCCACATCTTGAATTAGCTATCTAATTAACATAATTAAGCAGAGAAGGACATGAAGTCCTTCTCTTCTTTTTACAAGGATATAAAATGGGATATGCTGTAAATTTTGTAAATGGAATACCAAAATTAGTGTCTATATCTTCACCTAGCACAGGTGATATCGAAGAAACGTCTTTTAGTGGTAGCAACAATCAAACATCATTTACTAACGTAACAGGATTAGCTTTTGCTAATGCTGATGTTAGATCTTTTAAAACTATAGTTAGTGTTGATTTGCAAGCTACTAGTGATAAATTTGAAATATTTGAATTAATAGGTGTACAAAATAATTCTGGTTGGTATATGTCAGTAAATAGTACAGGTGATGATAGTGGTATAGAATTTGATATAACATCTAGTGGTCAAGTACAATATACTTCACCTGACGTTAGTGGTTATGTTAGTCTAACTTTTAAATTTAGAAGTGAGACAACTGGAGTTTAATATGTTATCTAGATTAAAACTAGATTTTTTAATGGGTTATCGTAAAGTTTGGATAATGGGAATAATAACACTACTAAGTGTTTTACTTAGAGTTGGTAACTATATAGATGGTGCTCAGCTAGTTGATTTATTAAAGGTTTGTGCTGTATCTTTTTTTGGTGCAAACTTAACAGAACATTTGATAAGTGGTACTAAAACTTACTTAGAGAATAAAAATAAAGGAGTTTCTAATGATTGAAAAATTTAAAGATCTACTAAGAAAGAAAGCAAAAGAAGGTAAATTTGTTGATGATAAATCTAAGAAGATTAAAGAGTCAATGCTTGATGATATTGATTCTATCATGAATGAAGCTGGTGGTGAAGAATTAAAAGGTATGAAAAAAGTAACAGTAGCCGCTCCAGATAAAGATGGATTAGAAGAAGGACTAGAGAAAGCTAAAGAAATTGTTGGAAGTGAAGAAGAAATGGAAGAATGTAAAGAAGATGAAGCTGAATGTGATGGAATGGAAGAAGGAAAAGATAATAAATTAGCTAAACTTAAAAAACTAATGGAATTAGCTTCTCAATTAAAAGAATAATATAAGGATGTACTATGTCTACAGCAAACAAATCCTATTATTCATCTATTGAATTATTAGATAGTATAAAAAAACGTACTAATATACCAGACAGTCAAAATTTACTAGATGATAATGACATATTAAAATTAGCAAACGATGAGATGTCAAGCTCATTAATTCCTTTAATTTTATCAAAACAAGAGAACTATTTTCGTATTCAAGAAATAATACCATTAGAAGCTGGTGTAAAACGATATGAAATACCATATCGTTCAATAGGAGCTAAATTTCAAGAAGTGTTTTATATTAGTGACATAAATGATGAAGAAACTAAACAGGATATGATACAAGTATCAACAGATGAATTAGTTGATTATAATGGTAATAATGGAGTTTTTAGATACTATATAGAAGGTGAGAATCTAGTAATACACACTAGTGAAGATAATATAGACGGTATTGGTGGTTTACTATTCTTCTATTTAATAAAACCAAACGCTTTAGTATTAAATGAAAGAGTTGCGATAATTCAAAACATTGATAGAACTAACGGTATTATAACTTTAATTAATTCTGATGAAAATAAAACAGCTTTACCTACTAATTTTTCAGCAACAGCTTTATATGATTTCGTCAGAACAAAATCACCTCATAAAATTATAAGTTTTGATGTTCCTATTATATCGATAAATACTTCAGGTAAATATATACAACTAGATCCCGAGAACATACCACCAAGATTATCTATTGGTGATAGATTATCATTAGCTGGTGAAACAGATCTAATTAATTGTCCAAGTGAACTACACCCATTATTAGCACAAATGACAGCAACATTAGTTTTAGAAGCTAATGGTGATGTTCAAAATTTAGCCGTTGCTACTAGACGTTTAGAAAAAATGGAGAACAATAACGGATTAATGTTAGACAACAGAATATCAGGATCTCCAATCAAAGCTAAATCTCGTCATAATATTTTAAGAAGTAGTGGTATCGGTAGAAAAGGTAAACGTTCAATATAAGGATGAAAAATGCCACAAAAAACAGTAAATGCAGCATTGGGATTACATTCATTTAAAAATGAATTAACACTGGAAGATGGTGCATTAGTTCAAGCTAATAATATAGTAATAGATAAAGATGGTGTTATTGAACCTCGTAGAGGTATGAAAATATATGGTGATTCTTTTGGAACAGCATCGGATGTCTCTAAACAACTATTACAATATAAAGGTAGAATACTAATACACTACGCTACTAAATTATTGTTTGATGATGGTAGTGGTGCTTTTTCTGAATTCTCAGGAACATATACAGAATTAGAATCAGGACTTAGAATAAAGAGTGTTGAATCTAATGGTAATTTATATTTTACAACAAATGAAGGAATCAAAGTAATATCAGCATTGGAAGCTACAGAATTAACAACAGATCCAGGTTATATAGTTAGTGCTGGTGTTCCTAAAGCGTTAGATATACAAATAGAGTTAAACGCCTCTACAGATTGGTTAGAAAACAATAAGATGACAGCTTATAGAGTTGTTTGGTTTAGAAAAGATGTTAATGGTAATTTAAAAATAGGATCTCCGGGACAGATAGGAATAATAAGAAATACTTCAGGTGCTTCAAAAGCAACAACTTTAACATTTACAATACCAACCGAAATAATTGATGCGTACACAATAACTTCTGAAAACAACTATGGATACCAAGTCTATAGAGATGTACAAAAAGATAACATGGTTGGTGCTATTTTAAATGTTCCAGAAGATGAAATGAATTTAGTGTTTGAAGATTATCCAACTTCAACAGATTTTAGTAATGGTTATGTAACTGCTACTGATTTAGTTTCTGAAGATTTTAGAGCTTCTGGAACTACTTTATATACAAATCCAATATCAGGAGAAGGAATAAATTCTTCAAATGATAGACCACCATTAGCTAAAGATGTAACTAAATATCAAAGTTATGTCTTTTATGCAAATACATCAACGTTACATCGTTTATTTTTTGATGTTTTAGCTGTTGATGATTTTAAAGATGAAGGTGATGTGGGTGGACCAACTAAACTTTATATTGGTGATATAAGTGGTTATGAAACTTATGAAGCTTCAACAGTTGAGGATATACCAAATAAAAAGTTTGCTTTAGCTAAAGCTGGTACACCTTCACAAAATATAGACGATACGGTTAATTCTTTGATTAAAGTAATTAATCGTAATCAATCATCTAGAGTATATGCTTTCTATCTTTCTGGACCAAATGATCTTCCAGGTCAATTGATGTTAGAAAAAAGAGTTATGGCTAACATACCATTTTATTTAGGAACAAATATAGAAGCTTCTGGTAATGATATTAGTCCTAAAATACCCTTGGTAGTTCCATCAACACCATTTACTTCATCAGTTAAGTCTGATAATGAAGTTAATCCTAATAGGATTTATTATTCAAAAGCAGAACAACCTGAATCTGTTCCAATATTAAATTACATAGCTATTGGATCTAAAGATAAACCAATTCTAAGAGTTATGTCTTTAAGAGAATCTTTATTTATTCTTAAGACTGATGGTATATATAGATTAACTGGAACTACTCCAGATACTTTCGTTGTTACATTAACAGACTCATCTAGTCCATTAATAGCTGCTGACACAGCTCAAGTATTGAATAATCAAATATATATGTTAACAAGTCAAGGTGTTGTTACCGTTACTGATGGTGCTGTTAGTATTATTTCTAGAAAGATAGAAGACTTAATACTAAAACCAACATCTAGTAATTTTCCTAATTTCTCTAAGAAGTCTTTTGGTATAACTTATGAAAGTGATAGAGCTTATCTATTGTTTTTACCAACATTACCAACAGATACAACAGCAACACAATGTTATCGTTTTAACGTATTTACAAGGACTTGGACTCGTTGGATAATGAGTAAAACTTGTGGTATTGTAAATAGTGGTAATGATAGACTTTATTTAGGTCCATCAGATATTAACCAGATAGAAATTGAAAGAAAAAACTTTGAAAGAACAGACTATGCTGATAGAGAATATGAAAAAACATTATCACCATCAACAATTAGAAGTGATATAATTTTTCCAAGTAACATACTTAATGTTAACATTCATGATGTATTATATCAAATACAATATATTACTATTGTTAGATTTAATCGATTATTAAATCAGTTAGATAAAGATTGGATGTTAGATGATTCAGATTACTATACCGAATTGAAATTATCAACAGGTAATGATCTAGGTGGTAGACTACAAGCATTAGTGTCAAAAATAGCCCTAGATGACGTTCTACAAACTTATACTAGTTATTCTGGTAGTAACGATATAGAAGACCTTAGAGATGGGTTTAATCTTCTTGTAGACGAACTAAATACATCAACTGGTATTGCCTTTACTAACTATGAAAAATATACAACAGCTATAACTTACGAAGCCGTTATTAAAGATGTAATATTTTCTTTAGGTAAAGTTATTCTTTATAACGAAATACCAATTCTAGTTGGTGATTGTATTATATTCAATGGTATAAGTACTGAAACGCAATATTCCGCGGAAACTTTAGGTGATTCATCATTAATGAAACAATTTAGAGAATCAACGTTAATGTTTGATCAATATAACTTTACATATGGTACTATGTCTTTTAGAAGTGATATAAGTGCTCATTTAGAAGGTATTGAATTTGAAGCAGAAGGTAATGGTGATTATGGTACTCAAACATATGGTGAGTATGTTTATGGTGGTGATGGTGGAGAAAGACCATTTAGAACGTATGTGCCTAGAAATAAACAAAGATGTCGTTATATATATTTGAAATTTGAACATAACGTAGCCAGAGAGAAGTTTGGTATTATTGGATATTCAGTAACTTACAACGAACAAACAACACCGAGAGCATATAAATAATGAAAATAGATAGCCCAAAAAGATTAAACGTTGAAGATTTTAAAGACGATGAAAAGGAACTAGTTGAAAAGATTGGTATTTGTTATAATTCCTTTGCTGAAAGTGTTTACAATGCTTTAAATAAGAATCTTTCAATATCAGAAAATCTTAATCAAGAAATTAAAACTATTAATAACATCAAAGTTGATGCAAGTGGTAATCCTGTATTTTCAATCTCTTTTAAACATAATTTAGCTTTAAAGTCAACAGGAACACAAATCATAAGAGTTCTAGGTGGTGCTATAACTTCACATCCCTTTATAACATATACCGAAGAAAATAAAATAATAAAAGTTAGTAATATTACAGGTTTACTAGCAAACACAACTTACACATTAACTATCATAATATACAGTAATTAAAGGGTTTATCAAGTATTAATGTAATTACTATATTCGAGGAAGACATGAAAAGTGACAATTTTTCAAATTTAAGAGATAAATTTAAAAAACCTAAATATGCGGAAGGTGGTGTGGTTAAACCTTTACCTAGAGGTGAGATTGTATCTAATGAAACTCAATCATTTCTAAGAGAAAGTGAAATACTTAAGTCATTGAATAATCCAAAAACTCCTCCAGAACAAAAAGTGAATTTAGAAAAAGAATTAAATATGATTAGAACTTCTCGTCCAACAGTAAGAATGGCTGGTGGTAAGAATTTATTTGGTAATGTATATGGTGCAGCTTTAGGTGAAGCCATTCAAAAAGCAGGAGAAGTACAACCATTGGGTCCAAAAGAAGGAACCTTAGCTTATAAATTAGAATCTGGAGATAGTTTGTCACCTGAAGAAATGGAAATACTTAAGTCTAATAATGGTTATAAATGTGGTGGTGTAGTTAAGAAATATGAAGATGGTGGAAATGTTTATATGAATAGAGATACAGAAAATACTTCTAAGTTAGGTGCTAATATTTCAGAGAATTTAGATTCTAAATTTGGAATAGCTGAGAAATTTGAAAAATTTAGATCACTTCCAGAATATAAAAATTTAAGTGATTCAGAATTAATACAACACATAAAAGATTCTGAAAAATATGAAAATGAACTTTCACAAAAAAAGATACCATCTAGAAATGCATATCAAGATGGTGGTATAGTTTCTGGTCTTCAAATACCTAATTTAAATTCATTTATGCCTTCACAAGATCTTTCTAGTTATACTTTACCTCCACAAATGCCAGGAATTCAAGATCCTGTCACTGAATATTTAAGAAGAATGTTAGCTGAAAAAACTCAAGGAACACAAGAAAGAGTGTTACCTAAATTTGAAGATGGTGGTGTTGCTTATAACGTTGATCCAATGCAAGATCAGTTAAAAAAACTAGCAATGGATAAAATTAACTACTATCGTAATGGTGGTGTAATTGAAGATGATGGTATGAATTATGTTGGTGATAATGTTGATGCTCAAGTTAATGAAGGTGAGTCTGTTGTTAATCTAGAAGGTCAACAAAGATTAATGGAAGCAATTCAAGGTAAAATACCATTTGAATCACTTAAGAATGAAAATCCAATAGTTAGAAAATCTACTCCAGAAGAAACTAATATAAGTCAGAAACAGAAAGAACAAGAACTAAGATTAAAAGCTATTGAAGATATCGTATTAAATACTTTCAGTAAAGGTAAATAACAATGCCATATATAGCAGATACACTTCAACAAACTGAAGAAGAGAAAAAGAAGAAAGCTGGTAATCTAGAACAAACTGGTGATATATCAGTTAGTGGATCACCATCTTCTGTTAGTGCTGGTGTTTCTCCTGTTGCTACTCAAGCTAGTACAGCAGGAAAATTAGGTACTGGTATGAAAGGTACTTCTGCTCAAAAATATGTTCAAGCACATCAAGAACCTAAATTAGCTGAAAAAATAACAGGTAAACTTCAAGAAGAAGAAACTGGATTAGCAACAAAAACTGCTACAGAAAGAAGCGATATTGAAACTAAAACCGGATTTGGATTAGATCAAGATAATCTAAAACAAATTGGTGGTGGTGAAATAGCTCGTATACAAAAAGTACAACAAGACTTACCTGGACTATATGAAAAAAATGCTGCCGATATTCGTTCATATATGGATACACCAGAATATCAAGAATATCTAACAGCTAAACAAGGTGGATTCAATACATACGAATCTCAAGCTTTACCTACATTAAAACAAGATGTTAATGCTTTTCAACAAAAAGCAGGATTAGGAACTAGTGAAGCTGGTAGATTTCAATTACTTCGTGAAATGTTTAGTCGTCCTGATAAAACATATACTACAGGACAACAATCTTTAGATCAATTATTGTTACAATCTAAACAACAAGAAAAACAAGCTTTAGAAGACTATTCTAAAATAGCAGGAACTGATGTTTCTAGACAACTTACAGATCTAGAAAAATTACAACAATTAGCTAAAGGTAAAACTTTAGAAGAAATTGAAGCAACAAAGTCTGCTGTAACTACTGGTGCAGAACAAGCATTCGGTAATATTGAAACTAATGTTGTTGAAAAGTTAAAACAATATAATACTAATAAAAATAAAGTATCTGAGTTATATACTAAATTACTATCGGGTCAAGCTATTAGTTCTGATGAACAAAATTTCTTAAGACAAAATACATCAGGAGAAGCTGCTGATAAAATGTTAAACATTGCTAACAACTTAAGTTATCAAGGTGAATTCGGTACAGGGGTTGAAGGTAGATGGAACGTTGGTGGTACATCAGCATATTATGCAGGAAAGGCACCAGGAGAAGCTGAATCTAGTTTATATAATTATGGAACTCTAGATCAAGCTAAATTAGCTGAACTTCTTAATACAGCTAATATAGGTGAATCCTTAGCTGAAAAGTCAAGATTTGCTACATCAGAAGAAGTAGCTAAACAACAAGCGTTAGAGGAATTATTTCAAGATCAATTAGGTAGTAATCTATCTGAAGTTGAAGCAGCAAGAAGATTGCAAGCTAATCAAGTTGGTTTAGAAGGATTAGGTGTATCTAACTTAGAAAAAGAAATACTAGATAGACAAACTAAAACAAACAAAACTAAAGAAGAAGAAGCGTTAGAAGCTTCTACTTCAATGAACCAATGGTATTATGATGTTTTAGGTGAAAGAACAGGATATGGATTTCAACCTGGCGATAAGGATGCAACAACAGCTAGTTATCAATATTTAAATCCTAATAATGAATGGATTAATAAATCAGATAATGAAATTAGAGTTGCTATGGATAATGATCCTGCTGTTACTAGATTGTTTCCAATAGATCGATCAATTTTGAATTTAAATAATATTGTTTATCAATTAGGTCCTGATCGTTATTCTGGTTTTACAGAGGAACAAATATTAGCAATGCCAGAAATACAAAGTGAAATAGCTAATAGACAAGCTAAAATTAATAATATACTTAATTTAAAAAATCAATTCATAGAAAAAACAGTAGAACAACGTAATAAAGTAAAAGGTGAAACAACAGCAAGAGAAGGTGGTTATTTTAATCAACTTCGACAATTCTTTGGTTTATCTTAAAATATATTATTTAAGGAGTTTTATATGGCTGGAATGATAGCCGCAGGAGCAGCAGCAGGAATTGGGTCGTCATTAGTTAGTGGTATAATGGCTGGAAATGCTGCTGAAGAAGCTGAAGCAAGATCACAAGCTTTAAGAGAAGCAGCATTAAATATAGCTAATAGTCTTCAAATACCAACAGCAGAAGCTGAAAAACTTATACTTGAAAGTCCTGAATTAGTTTGGGATTTCTTACCAGAAGAAGAGAAAGCTATTCAACTACAGAAAACATCAATGACAGATATTGGTGTTGACCCTAGATTGAAAGAAGCTCAACTTGCAGCATTAAGTGGTATACAAGAAAGAAGTATGGATGGTTTAACTAGTGCTGATATGGCTGAGTTTGAACAACTAAGACGTAGCACTGGATCTCAAGCTGAAGCTAGAGATGCTAGAATACTTCAATCTATGGCTGAACGAGGTATGTTGGGTTCTGGTGCTGAGTTAGCACAAAGACAGTCGTCAAGCCAACAAGCTATGTTAGCTCAAGCTGAACAAGCTGATCGTATAGCTCAAACATCAGCACAAGCTAAACTAGCAGCTTTAGGTCAATTGGGTGATTATAGTACACAAATGAGATCTCAAGAGTTTGGTGAAGAAGCACAAAAGGCTAGTGCTGAAGATATCATAGCTCAATTTAATGCTTTACAAAAAGCAGGAGTTGAACAACGTAATGTAGCTGGTTTAAATACAGCAAATCTAACTAAACAAAGTTTAGCTCAACAACTTGAAGCTGACAGAGTTAATGCTGCAAATCAGGTATCTCAATGGAACGCCGAAGCTGCTGGTAGAAAATATGATAGAGAAGTACAGAAAGCTGGTTTACAAATGAGTGCGTTAACTGGTAATGCTGCTGCAACAAGTGCTGCTGGTGCAAACAAAGCTGCTGGTATACAATCTATGGGATCAGGATTAGCTGATATAGCAATGAGTGCCGGTAAAGCTTTTTCTGGTAGTGGTAGTTCTGCTGCTCCAACACAATCAGGTGTTAATGTGACAACAGCTAAAGCTCCTACTGGTATTTTTGGTGGATCTAATCCTTATAGTAAATAATTAAAGGAATAATTTATGGCTGAGAATAAAAATAATATAGATTATAGTAAGTTTCTTGATGATTTATTAAATGGTAGTAAAACTATATCATCTAATATTCCATATCAAACAGGTGAACAACCAACACCATTTATTAGTCAAGAAAACTTAGAACAAAATAGATTAGATGAATTACTAAATAGGTATAATCTACAAACTAATTTATCAAAAGATATTCCTTTACAACCAAATAAACAAGGATTTGATTTTGGTAGTACACAACCATCTATACCACAAACAAACATACCACAACAGCCGATAAACATACCAAAAGATGTTAATGTTGCTCCTGTTACACCACCAGTTATACCATCTAAAACTAAACAAATTACACCATCTCCAGTTAAGGAAGATAAACCTATAGTTAAAGAAGTAAAAGAAGAAGTAAAAGATGAAGAAGGTTTTAATTCTATATTAAAACGTTTACAAAAAGATGATGAAGCTGCTAAGAACAAAGAAAATGAAATATATGAAGAATCTAAAAAAATGGCTAATTGGGTAGACTTCATGGGTGGTCTTAGAGGTGGTTTAGAAAAGATAAGTGCTGGTATGGCTAGAGTTGAAGGTGATCCTAATGCTGGTAAATCACTTAAAGAAGACGCTAAGAAAGTGATGTCTGATGCTATGTCTAAGATAGAAATGAGTAAACAACAAAGAAAGGAATCTAAAGGATTAGTAAAAGAAGCTTTAGAAGAAGCTGCTATGCAAGGTAAAGCTGCCGAACTAGATCCAAATAGTAAAGCTTCTGAATTATATAGAACATTAATTAAAAACAATCAATCTTTTAAAGATAAGTTAAACCCATATCTTAAAGATTTAGATGGTATGAATAAACCACAACTTGAAGAGTTACAAAAATTATTATTACTTCAAGACGATAGAGAAATGAAACTCAAGATGCAACAACTTCAAAGTGATAACGCAGCTAAACTTCTTGAAATTAGACAACAGCAAGCTGATGCTGCTACAAAAAAAGCTAATCTTAGTGAAGAAAGATTTAAATGGACTCAAAAAGAGAAGGACGAATTAACATCTAAACAACAAGAAATTACTAAAAACGCTTATGTGACTAGTAATGATTTAGATGAGTTGAAATCATTATTTAAAAAATCATATGTTGGACCAGTTGATGGAAGATTAGGTAGTACCTCAGAAAAAATATGGAACACAAATAAAGATAGATCTGCATTTTATTCGAAATTGAATTCATTTCTTTCCAATTATATTAAAGGTCAATCTGGATTAGCTGTTACAGATGCTGAATATGAAAGATTAAAAGATATTGTTGCAAATCCTAACGTTACTGCCGATACTTTTATGTCAAGATTAAATTCATTTGACCAAACGTTTAAAAGGCAGTATAATGATATTGTGGATTTTTATAATGTATCAAATCCTGATGCTGAAAAATATAGATTAGAAAATATGAAAAAAATTAAAGAAAATAGAACAGTTAAAAATATAGAAAATAAAGTGACTGTTATGGATAGTCAAGGTAAGAAATTTAAATTACCAAAAGAACAATTAGAAGATTCAATTAAACAAGGTTATAAATTGGTGGAATAAAAATGAATAAATTAGATTTAGAACCAATTGAAGATACAAAATTAGATTTAGAACCAATAGAAGATGATAATTTTGATTTAGAATCAAAATCTAATGAAGAAATATCACAAACAGAATCTGCTATACGTGGTGGCGTACAAGGTTTAACTTTAGGTTTTGGTGATGAACTTATTGGTGCTGGTAAAGCTGTTGGAAGTACTTTATTTGGACAAGATGAATTATCTAATTTTATGGATACATATCGTAGAGAAAGAGATACAGAAAGAGCTAAGATGGAAGCTGCACAAGAAGCTAATCCTATCATATTTACAGCTTCTGAAATTGGATCTGGTATAGCTCCTGCTTTCTTTACTGGTGGTGCTACTGCTGCTGCAACGTTAGGTAAACTAGGTTTAAAAGAAGCAGTTAAACAAAGTGCTGCTACTGGAGCTAAATATGGTGCAGCTGCTGGACTTGGTTATGGTGAAGCTGATTTAACTCAAGCTGAAGTACCAAAAGCTGTACAAGAAATTGGTATGGGATCACTTACTGGTGGTGCTTTGGGTGCTGGTATGGGTTATATTGGTCAAAAAGCAATTAAACCTGGAATGGAAAAACTTAATTCTTTAAGAGAATATATAAGAGAAAAATCAACATCTTCATTTAGAAAAATGTTTGAAGCTGGTGAATTAGCTAAAGAAGGTGAAGAGATAATAGGGCAAAAAATACAACAAACTATTATGGATGATTTGAGTTCTAAAGCTACTGAAATTCAAAAGAATTTAGAAAATGTTAAAAGAGAGGGTGTTAAGAAATTTGATGATCTATGGCAAAAAACTGAAGCTGAACAAATGAAAAAAGATTATACTACATATATAGATAATCTATCTAATGAATTTAAGTTAGAACATCAGAATGCTTTAACTGATGATACAGCAAAGAAAGCTGGTAAAGTATTAGAACAATTGAATAATATTAAAAAGAAATTCATAACAAAAGAAGATGTTATTGTACCTGATTATACAGCTAAAGAAACAGCTTTAGGTGCTTTGGAAAAGAAGAAAGTGTTAATGGAATTAGCAGACTCTGAAGGGGAAGGAGCTTCTAAAGAAATAGCTAAAATGTTAGACAAATATGCTTTAATAGAGGGTGATATACAACCAGCCAAAATTGATACAATTAAAGTTTCTAAATTGTTAAATATATCAGGAGAAGAAGCTACTGATATACTAAAAGACGTTGTTAGATTGAAATATAAACAAAAAGAATTGATACCTGAATTAGGTGTTGAAATGTCTTTACCAAAAGAAATGAAAGCTGTAGCTAAAACATTTGAACCTGGTGAGATTATTGTTGATGATCTAAAGGGGTTAGCTTATTTTAAAGATGCTAGAGGTAGAGTAAATTCTGTTTATTGGGGTAAGATACCAACTAAAGTTGAAACTAGAGAAATACAAAATGCTATAAATCTTAAACCTAAGGAAATGAAAGAATTTAGTGATTCATTAAAACTAATAGCTGGTAAAGATAAAGGTACTATTGAAAGTAGAGTAAGAGAATTAGCTAAGGGTGTTAGAAAAGATTTCGATAGTCTTTTAGGTGAAAAGGGTATGTTAGATGAATTTAGTAAAGTAATGAAATCTTATGAATCAATGTATGGTGCTACTAAAAAACTAAAAAAGAAAGATTTAATAAGTGAAGACGTTGTAACTAAAGATAATGCTATAGACGATTTAACTGACATGTTAAAGAATATCAAATTGGAAACTGCTGCTGGTGAAAAAGCACAGAGAAAGTTTGAAAAATTCATGAAATACTATAGAGATATTGTAGGACAGGAAAAAGCTGATGAATTATATACAGCAGTAAATAAGCTATCCCAACTATATGATATCAACCAATCAGCAGCTAACTCTGGATTACAAGTATCTAAAGCTTTTATTGGTGGTGTTGAAGCTGCTGGTATTAGAGGTGCTATTGGATTAGGTAAGGTTTCTAAAGGTATTGAGAAGGCTTCAGATTGGACAGGGAAGATGGTTAAAGAGATAGTAAACACATTACCTAATAACTTAGCTAAATTAGCTGATAAAGCTGAAAATCCAAAGATAGCTCAATTGTTTAGAAACTTAGCTGCTACTGAAAATGAACAATCTCGTAGAGCATTATTATTTAGTGCTATGCAAAATCCTAATACTAAAGATCTATTATTAAAAACTTTTGGTGTTGATCTTGAAAAGAAGGAGCCTTAGATGAATGATAAGATAGACTTATTAAATGAAAAAGTAAATCTAATATATGATATAGTCAAGGATTCTGCTGATGACCTAAAACAGATGAAAGGTGTACAAATCACTCAAGGGTTTGATATTGCACAAAATAAGACATCATTGGTTGAGCATATGAAACGTACAGAATTGCTTGAAAATCGAGTAGATATAATAGAAAAACCTATAGAAATTAGAAAATACATCTACGAAAAAATATCTAAGTTTTTTAAATTTATTGCAATACCAATAGGTATAGCTGTAGCCATCTTTGAATTAATCAACTATCTCAAATAATATTGATTTAAATACAAATTATACTTGACATTGATATCGAAATTTGTTAAAATGTATATAAGGTTAATACCTTTTTATCAAATAAAACAAATGGTGATATTATGCGTCAACTATTTTTAATGCTTTTTATTCTACTTTTTTCAATGTCTTGTTATTCTCAAACACAAATAACATTAACACCAGACAATATGGTATTATTACGTGATGAAGTATCTGGTGATAGTGTTAATAAAACTCAAAGAAAACTCCTAGAATTGTCATCGAAACTACCTGAAAGTGAGATTATTTATCTAGTCCTGGATTCTCCAGGGGGTAGTGTATATGCTGGAATAGATATGATCAATACGTTTAAACTAATTCCTCAAAAAATACACACAATCACAATCTTTGCTGCATCTATGACTTTCATGATCTCACAACATGGTGATAAACGCTTTATAAACAATAAAGGTGTTATGATGGGTCATAGGGCTAGTGGTGGATTTTCAGGTCAATTTGAAGTAGGTGAAGTTGAGAGTCAGCTTAATTTATGGAAATCTATTGTTAAAGATATGGAAGAAGATGTTTCTAAAAGAATGGGAATATCTATTAAAGAGTATAAAGAAAAGATACAAAATGAAATGTGGTTATATGACAAAAATGCTGTTAAAGAAAATGCAGCAGATGAAGTTATACAAATTAAATGCTCTAAGGAACTTCTAAATCAAAGACTAGAAGAACAACAAACTAGTGGATTCTTTTTCTTTAGTTCAACAAAAACCGTTGTTTATTCAGGGTGTCCTCTACTTAGAAAACCCATTGGTGAAATAAAAGAAATCAAGAAAGATACATCAAATAGTGAACATCTTTATTAAACTGAAGGTAAATATGGAAAAAGTAAAAGAAATACTAAAGTATATATTAGGTATAGTTACAGCTATAATTGGTATCTTGATCTTTAAAAAGATTAATGATTCAGATAAAATAGAAAACGCTAATATAAAGATTGAAACTAAAGAAGAAATTCTAACAAAAGAAGAAGCTAAAGTTGATACCGAAATTGATAAGAAAGAAAAGGAACTAGAAAAAATTAAGACTGAGGGTGTTCAAGATTTAACTGATGATCAAAAAGTTGACTACTGGAAGAGAAACTTATGAAAAAGATAATCACAACCTTTGTTTTATTGTCTCTATTGACTACGAATATCTTAGCTATGACTCCTGTTAAGAAGGATGATAAAGTACCTTACGATGGGTATTTATTTACTTCTGAAGAGGAGTCTAAACTAAGACAAACTAATGAAGAAAAGATAAAATTAGAAGATTTAAATGTTTTAAAAGATAGAAAGATAGAGATTCAGGAACTAAGATTAGATGGTTATAAGAAGTATGTTGATGAAACTAAGGATTTAGCTCCAATGGGTACTTGGGAAAGAATAGGATGGTTTTTTCTAGGTGTTGGAGTTACTGGTGTTGGATTCTATACAACCTCTAAAATAATCAAAAACACATCAAAATAACGTTCATTTAACTTACATTTACGGAGTCAAGGATGACTAAGAAAATAAGAGATAACGATAAATCATTTAATAAAAAATATTTACCAAAAGAAAGAAAAGAATTCATAGATTTTGACTATGTTAAAAATCTAGACCCAGAAGCTAAGAAGTGGTTATCTAAATTTAGTGACGAATACTATGGTGCAGCTTTTACTATTAGGGATACATATATCATAGAAAATGGTGAATATGTTTGTATTAATGATAGAGATTTAAGAAAATTCCGTAAAGAAGTTAAATACTACAAAGATGAAAATGGTAATTTTACCACAGATGATTCATATAAATACTCTAAAGATAATGTACATAATACCTCAGAACAAAGAAAAGAATGTAATCATGTAGCTAATTCAATGAGTAGAGATTATTATACTAAAAGTAAAAAGGAGAAGAATAGCTTTAGAATACTTTTAAATGATGATGAATTGTATTCTGGTAATTATACTTTAGATATGAAGGATGAAGCTAATTTCGATTATATGTCTCCAGAAGATGCTTATATTCTTAAAGAAAAGATGAATGAACACTTTAATATGTTAACGGAACAAGAACAACAGGAAGCTCTAGATCCTGAAATAACAAAAGTAAATAAAGTTAAAAAAAAGAGATTGACAAAAAAGAAAAAAACTGCTATTATTAAATAATCCGAACGACACAATCGGATCTATTTTCATTTGCAACCTCCTTGTTTAAAAAGAGGACTAATTAAACCCTAGTCCTCTTTATTATTTTAGAGACTAATATGAACATTGAAAGATTCAGAATTAACCAGAAAGTTTGGATAAATGGAAATGAAGGAATAATAAGAGCTATTGATGCTGATAATGAGTATTGTTTACGTATAAAAATAGATAACATTTATAGATGGTTTAAGATTGTTGATGTAAGTTTAATTAAACCTGGTTAAAGGAGTTTAATGAAGAAATTATTATTTATAAGTTTTTTAGTATTATCTAATCAAATTAACGCTTTTGAATGTAAAAAAGATAAACTTTGTAATAAGATATACAACTTAATGGAAGTAAAAGACTTAAAATTAGCCGAAAAATACACAAATCTATTTAAAAAATACAGCAAAAAGTACGACATTGACCCAAATATATCAATATCTATAGCAAAACAAGAGAGTAATCTCAACCATAAAACACATAGGAAAACTGAAGTTATTATATATGAGAATAATTGTGTGGCTATTTCTGATGATACTATCAAATGTACAGAGACTGCTAAGATAGTTAAAGCTAAAACAGACTTAGGGTTATTCCAAATCCATGTTAAAACGATTCAAAACTACAACCTTGACCCTTTAAAGCTTAAGAATAACTTAGAATATATGTTTGATAGTCATTTTAAGATACTAAAGGATAAAATAAACGCTTGTAAAAATAAGAAGAATCCCTGGACTTGTTATCATAGTTTTAATCAAAAACCTAGAAAAGAATATGAAAAATTAACAATGAAATATTTTTAAGGATTAATTATTAAAAATATAACTAAAGATAAGAGTTCTAAGCTTTCACAATTCATTTTTAACCTTCTTTTAATGTTCACTTCTTACTGAACATAATGATAAATGTGAACAAAAACACTATAACTACTCGATAATTTATACAAATGTTCACTTTTACTTATATGTTCACTAATTGATGAACACGAGGTATATTATTCTCATAATTTTACTTAAGTTTTAGATAAGCGTAGTACAAACACAAAGCATCTGTCAAATCATTTTCTTCTCTAATAAACTCAGTACCATGCTTTTCATTGATAAAATCAACAGCAGATTGTTTCCAATCACCATTACGTTTAAGGTTTAAAGCCTTTCTCCATTCACATGATTTAATGAAAACAACCTTCTTTAATGTTTCCAAATCCATCAAAGACATTAAAACGTAGTGAATGCCACACAATGCCTTTGTACCAATGATGTTTCTTCTACCAGCACCATTTATCTCTTCTATTACAATAGCTTCAATTTGAGGCAAATATGACTCAATTAGAGTATGTACCTGTTTAGCTGTTGACTTTACTTGATTAACAGACTTAATAGGATAACGATCTATTGATTGTTTTGGGTATCTTTCTGGTGTTATTATTCCATAGTCAATTAAGACTTCTTCATCAAAAACTGTATATCCCGTTGAATGTACAGATAAATCTATTGTTATGATCATTTTATCTCCATATGTTCTATACAAGCTATATTATTTTCTAAACAACGTAATAAGAATTCTTCTGTTTTAATCTCTGGTTTAACCAAACGTAAAGCATAACTATTTTCCTTAACAGCGGCTAAACATATTTCTTCTGTTTGATGTTTAACATATTGTAAAACATAACCATTCTCTTTAACAGCAGCTAAACAAAGTTCTGGTGTTTGATGTTTAACATATTGTAATACATTACCATATTCTTTAACAGCAATTAAACACAATTCTTCTGTTTGATGGTTAACATATTGTAAAGCATAACCATTTTGTTTAACAGCAGCTAAGTCTTTTTCATATTGTGTCATTTTATCTTTCCTTTACTTTTTTTCTATTAACTTTTCTATAAGAACAATCAGGATTTGTACATATCTCCAATTCACCATGAGGAACAGAACTAACGTTCAAATCTCTACCACACTTAGGACATCCATCTTCTTTAAGTGGTGTTGTTTTTAATGCTTTCTTTGTTTCAGCTTCAACATCTAGTTCTTCTATTTCGTCACATAACTCTTTGTTCTTACTTCGAAACTTACCTAATCTCTTCTCCAAGATTTTCAATCTTTTTTTAAGGCGGTCATTCTCAGCTTTTAGTTGTTTTAATTCAGTTTCTATAGTTATTCCTTTGTTAAGGTTAACAACGTTATTTTCATTATATGATATAAATATAGAAAAGACAAGAGAATTATTTAAAAAGAGGATATTTAGATTTGTGTAATTTAATGATGTTTTTTTCTAGATCTTCTAATGTTGATGTATTATGTATAATAGTATTATATTCACTATCATCACCTAAAGATTGTTCAGATGTATGAACCTCACCTTCAATTTTTAAATCACGTTTTACTAGTAATAGTAACCCATTAAGATTTTTAACCATTTGTCTTTCTTCTGGAAAGCGAATATCAGATATTACAAAATTAATTTCTGGACTATTTATTGATGTATGATTAATTTGTTTTTGTGAGGTCAATATCCATATTTGTTTATTAATTAGGTTTCTACATAAATCAGTACCAAATCTTTGCATTAAATCACGTAAAGAATAGAATTTTTCGTTTCTAAACCATTCACGTATTATATCCATTTCAACACCAGTAAGATTGTAATTGATGTTTATAGCACACACAATACGCTCTATTTGGACTTTGGTTAAAACTAATTCTGGATAACTAGTATATTTATCAAACGTTAAATCTTTGATGTTCTGATCGTAGAAATCGTTTAATGTAAAGTATTCTTTTAAGCCTATGTAAAGTATTTTTTTAAGTGGATCGGCTAAAGATATACGTTTATAACCAAAATTATCAATTAAAACGTTAGCAATAGAATCTTTACCATGTTTAGCTTTACCACCTATACCAATGATATTACTCATTTAATTCTCCTCATCATATTCTATTTCTTCAAAATACATATCAGATGCATATGAACAACTTTGTAAGACTTCCTTCATAGAACAGGGTTCTTTTCTTCTAATTTTTTCATCTCTAGTAATTTTATAAAAAAGGGATTCCTTATTATTTAAAAAATCATTAAAATCCTTTAAATATGTTTGATAATTAGCTTCTTTATTTCTTAGTATCATTTCTTCTGCTTTTTCTTTAGAATTGAAGGCTATAATATTTTCATTATAGTCATAATCAGATCTATATACTATAAATATTTTTTTCATTTTTTCTCCCTAAATTAATTCTCCCAAATTCTACCTTTTGGTGTTGTTATTGTTAATATTTCATATGAATCTAAAGTTTTCTTTTTAGAGTAATCTTTTTTTACTATATAACACTCTTTATATGTTATTTTAATGGTATCATCAATTCGAACAAGTTGATATAATTTTGAACTATCAAATTCTTTCTTTAAATTTAAAGACTCAATATAAATATATACTTCATTTTTTTCTGGATGATGAATAGTATTTATTGTTTTTCCATTAAAAACTGTTATCATATACGAAGCTCTATAGTTCATATCAGTAACAATTCCTGTAGTTTCTTTTGCGTCAGAGTATTCATATTTATAGTTTAAATGCCAATAAATATTATATGATATAACAGATAAAATACCAACACATAATAATATTATAAAAATACAAAAACATTTTTCAAAGATATCAAGATAGTTAAATACCATCAAATAATGATTAAAATTCATATTTACCCCTTATTCATTATATTGTATAATAATTCTTTTAATTTTACAACATTTATGTTTACTTTTTTGTGCATCAAGATTATTAACACTATATAAGTTACAGTATTCGTCTTGTCTATCAAAGAATAGACATTCGTAACATATATCATTTTCATCACAATTTATTATTGTGGGATTTGTTTCGTTGTTTTCCATAGTTATTCCCAAGGTTTTCTAAAGAATTTAATAGCATTTGTTGGGTGACAATTGAATATTTTGCTGAAATTTAGTAATTTCATTATATTAGTATCTGTAGTATCTAGTATAGCATCTTGAAGTATTTTAATTACTTCGTCTTTAGTAATGTTAAATTGTTTAAGTAGTTCTTCCATATATCTCATTATTCGTTAAAGTTATTTATTAATTATTCCTAGTTTTTTAGAAGTTTTATAATCATAATAATTGTCTATATATTTTATTTGTTTCTTCCAAAAACGTTTACTTTTCTTAGTTCTAGATGCATATATTTCAATCATCTTTTCTTCTAATCTCTTAGATTCTTTCATTTCTATTTCTACTTCTTTAACCTTACCCTCGACCCCGAAGTTGATCGTGTGTATCATTGTGGTGGTATTTATCAACATACTTCTCTCATCTCCAGCTAAAAAAATAATGGAACCACCACTCATTATACTACCATAAGCCATTGTTCTAATAAGAATTCCAGAGTTCGATATGTCTCGTATTGTATCATATAATGCGAATGAATTATAAACACAACCACCCATACTATTAACATTGATTGTTATTGGGTCGTTACTCTTTCTTTGCATACAACGTAAAGCTCTAATCTTAGGTGAAACAGTCTCTGAATCTATATAATCATCAATATCTAGTATACGATTTTCAACATCTATTCCCTTCTCTATCCAATACTGTGTTGATTCTTTATCTTTTTTTGCCATATCTTCCTCCTAGTTTATAATATGGTATTCTGTTCCTATGATTATTATACCATTACCACAGTTATCAATCAAGTAATTTTTTGCTTCTTCGAAGGTTTCAAATTGTTTTACATGAAAACAATAATCGTTATAGTTTCTAACTATTACCGTTATTTTATTTTTCATAGTATCTCCTATAAATTAGTCTCCAGATAATATATAAACTCTTTAAGTTGTTCCTTAGCTAATATTTCGTTATCAAACGTTGGTTGTATACTTTCTAATCCTGTATCAGCTTTAAACTTAATAGTAAAAAACCATTCATTACAACCATAAGATTGTTCAACGATATCAATGATTGCTAACTTTTCTTTGATATAGTCAACGTTAATTAGCTGACCATTTGCAAATTTATAAAACTTCATAATACTATCCTTTGTTTGTATATATTAATTTTCTATTTTTTTAATATTTATAAAAGCAAATTTTCCAAATAATTCAATTGCTTTTTTATTATATGTTTCTATAGCATCTTCAATATTTTCAAAATATCCTAAAAAATAATGTTTTTTATCGTGACTTATTTGAGAAACCCATCTATTGTTAGATTTATTAAAATATACACCACGATATGAACTTGTGTTATTTGACTGTAATCTTTGGATATTTTTACAATTATCACTAAAAATAACCCACCTAATATTATTAAAAACATATCCCTTTTTTGAATCTATTCTATCAATACTAGGTGTTAATTTTCTTACATATTTATTATTTTCCCAATTTTTAAATAATGTTAAGAAATCTATATTGTTTTTTGACCATTCATAGAATAGATCCTTATCTAAAAGTTCTAAATTTTCATATAAATGAAATTTTTGTTTTTGAATACCTAAAACTCTAGATTTCATATTTCTATATACTCTCATTATAAAACCATTTATTGTTTTTTCATATTTTTTTGATACCTTGTTTTTTGTTCTAGTATCATATAATCTACTATATTCTCGTTCACATTCTTTACATTGAGATCTTAACGATTCTCCATCTTTTTGTTTTTTTGTAAAATCAGAATTTTCTTTTAATTTTTTACATTTACTACACTTTTTCATATTTGTTTAAATTCACTATAAATGAGTGGTAATAGCTATCACATCTAGTATCTGTTTCTATATAATAATTTATGGTCTGGCTTGGCTCAGATGAATATCCTTTTATCTCAGAATAAGAGTCAAGACCACTAAATGAAGCATTAAATATAATTCTACCCCTACCATAAGATAATGATTCATGAAAATGACCAAATCTAGCAAATTTTATCATCTTCTTGACTTGTTTAGATCTATCATGTATATGAGCTTCTACATTTTTTTGTTGATAACTGTCAACTTTATGTTCATATAATATAGGATCTCCATATATTTCATAGACACAATATATACCTTCAGGTATTATAAATTCAATATTTGTTAATTTAGATGCTTTACATAGCATTTCTAACATGTTATAAATTATCCAACTTAAATTATTTTTTCCTGGATCAATATATGTATCTTTAAAGGAATATTTACTATGATTTCCTGTCAGACAAGGAACTACTATCTGCCTTCCAGTTAATGATAATGGTATAAGAAAATCTTGAAATAATAATTGGGTAACATGTCTAATTTGTTCAGGATTCTGATATTCACAACCAGCTAAAGATTCTATACCATGCATATATGAATTTTCTATTAAATCACCTAAAATAGGTGCAACAATACGTTCAACATTATATATTTTTTCATATCTATTTATTTCACCAATAATAACTGAAGTATATTTTTGTAATCTTTCTTTTAGTATTCTATTATTAAATGTTGGTGTTCTTTTACCATCATGCAAATCACTTAATAATGTTTCCATTGTCATATTTCGTTTAGACTTATCTGGTTTATATATTGGTACTTTATATTGTGTAAATGATCTACTAGATAACATTTCTCTAATTTCTTCTAATAAATTCTTCCTACCAGATACATAATTAACTAAAGCTCTATTTTCTTTAGCTAAAATAGACGACTTCTTTTTTGAAGTTTCATTACTTTGAATACTGTTTATCACAGTTTCATCGGTAAAGTCTATATCAGAATAACGTGAGTATATTTTTCTTAAAGCATTAGCTGTCTTTCTTTCTTCTTCACCAAACTTTTTATTAAATTTAACAGCTATTTCATCCCAAGTATTTCCTTTATCTTTTAGTTCCCTTATAAAAATAATCATACTATCTGTGTAACTTGACATATCAACCCCTTAATAATTTTTTAAACTGTTTGTTTGCTTCTTCAAAATTTAAATATTGTTTATAAAATCCAAAAGTATAACCATCAGTTGTTGTAACAGTGAATACATTCATTCTTTTAGTTAAAATAACTTCATAAAAATCACCAACTTGGTATGTCATTGGTTTTATATGTGCATACCAACATTGAATATCTAAAATTTCATAATGTTTAATTAACATTTAGTAATTACTCCAATTTAAATATAGTAGCATAATTTGCTATGTTCTGTCAATCCCATTTACTTAAATCACAAACAATTAATTCTTCAACAACATCATCTAGTATTTGTTCTATTAAGAATTTAACTTTAGTCCATTCCAGTTTATCTAAACCACACCCAATTTTAGGCATAACTATTTTTTTTATATCATTTTCTTCTACTATTCTTCTAATATCAATTAAAGCATTAATAAAATCTAAGTATGTTGGTTTATCATAATAAAATTCTTTTGTTATCATGTTTATAACTTTATGTATATCTTCAATATAGTAAGATCTACCAATATCTAAATCGAAAGGACCATTTAATAGTAATTTACGTAAATTAGGATTTAAATCCACTATTTGTTTAGCTATACCTTTACCCATAACACAGTCTAAAGAAATACAATGAACTATAGTGTGTGTTGCTGAATAACTAAATATACTATCGTTTACTATTTTCATATATTTTCTCTAAGTTATCGTAAATAATTACTCTATTTCATCGGAAATATTTATTCATTAAATGGTATTTTGTAAACTTATTTAATATTATCATTTAAATATATTTGTTTTATAGAAGTAAATTCTGTATTCATTTTGGAATTATACATTTTTATAAAAAAATATCTCGTTATTTTCCATTCTTTATTAAATTTTAAGGAAATAATAAAATATGATCCTTTATTTTTATAACTTTTTAAAAAAGTATCCTTAGAATCTATTAATATTGTTTTATTTTTAACATTTTTAAATTTTAATAACATTTAACCCCCATTAAATATTTTCACACCATTCTTTAGGTTCAATTTCCGTAATATTAAATGTGCACATATAAAGATTATTATATTTTTGTGCTAATTCTATATAACTTTTGTTAAGATTTAAAATAGTATATATTGCTATTATAAGGCATATTGTTACTATAATATTATAAAATTGTTGCATTTTCATTTAGTAATTTCTCCAATTCTTTTCGTTTAGTCTTTAAATGATACTTCGTAAATTTAGACATGTCAAGTATTTCTTTAAAAATGTTTAACGTATCAAACACGCGTTTTGTTAGCTTTTCGCAATCTTCGTCACCTTTAACCCAATGTTTTGTTAGTTTCACAGTATTACCTTTACTTGTATAAATATAGAACCTGTCACCCTCAGACATTGTTTCATCTTTAAGAGCATCACGCACCTTAGATTCATTAGTTCTTTCACTAGTCATGATTGCTTTGGTGTATGTACGTTTAACAGCCCATTGATTGATGTCAGTAACGTTGTTGGCTTCTATTATGTATTTTTCATAGATAGCATTGATTAAGTCGTAGTTAATATCGTTTTCTAAGATGGAAGAAATGATTTCATTCATGAGATTTCGGGTACTTAGCTCTCTTTTTTTGTCTAAAATTGAGCTGCCTTTGTATTTTATTTTACCATCTTCTTTAACCATCACATAGTTTTTTGATCTAATAACTAGGAATTTAGGAAAATAACCATCGTGATCTAATATAACTTTTCCTGGTAATAGTTTATTAATTTCTTCTAACATTAATATTTGGGTTTCTTTTGTTATTTTACTTTGATCGTAATTACAAATACTGATACTATCAGTATCACAGTTAACTAATTCAAAATTATATTTTTTTATCATAATGATACCACCATATATTTGATTATTAATACCTACTCATTTTCAACTTCTTCGGATTCAGTATCTAATTTTTCCTTCCATTTATTTATATCAATTGATGTAAAAAATAGTGTTATTTTATTTAATAATTCTCTAGCATTTCTTGTTATTTCACCAGCGATTAAACTATTATTGAATAATAATCCTTGACAATTCAACATACCATACATTGAATTTGCTGTCTGTTTTTCCATTTGTTCCAAATCTTTATAGTATTTATCATCAGTATCTTTTGCTATTTTCTTATGTTTTAATCTTTCTTCAGCAAAATAATCGGTTAACTTTAGGAAATTTCTATTTGGATCTTTTATTGGATCATATAATTGCCAAGTTCGTATTATTGAGGGGTAAAGCCCAGAAAAATCTAATTTTAACACGTTGCATCTAAATTTAGGCAGTCCGAAACTTATGGCACCTTGTACTGGGGATAGTTCTGTGGTTTTTGGTAATGATTTATTAATTTGTAAATAACTTCTAACCATCATACTATTGATTTGTGATCCAGAGGCGCTTTCCAACATTAATTGAAAAGGTTTAGGACAGTGAATTGTAAAGTAAAAAAAAGATGGTCCCATTAAATCGAACAATTTTAAACTATCGTCACTATCACTTATACAGTACGCCTTAATCTTAACTCTTTCTTCTGGAAGATGCCAATTATCTTTTATTTTACTAGCATCATAAAACTGTCTGTCTTTTTGTGTTAATCCTTCAAATTCTATAATATCTTTTAGTTTATAATTAGGATACTTTCGTTGTATATCATACTTTATCGATAAAAACCAAGTATCCAGCAATTCCCTTCCTTGTATATGTACCTTAAAATAAGTATACTGTTGACTACCATCAACTCTTAGATTCGATGGTCTTTCTTCGAAAGTTAAGTAACTATCATCTCTTCCTAGTTCTAACCCTCCTCCACGATGGTTTAAATAAGGTAGGTCAAAAGAAAAAATATTGTGACCTAGTAATATACTAGCATTCATTTTCCTCACCCAAGAACACCAATCCTCGATCATCTCAGCATCATTCTCATAGTCATCTAAACTAAACAACTTCCTAGTTATCACACCTTTGTTATTCCTATAAGTATTGGAAATCAGTAACACTCTAGCATCATCAAGCTTTGGATCTAATCCTGTAGTTTCAATATCAAACGAAAGTACAGAAACTTCACTAATCTTCATTCCCTTAAAATATGTATAACCATTTCTAACCATGTAACTTTCAACTAAATTAGATATAGAATATACATCAGACTTCTTCTTATAACAGTTAATTCTAGCTACTTTATAATCTTCATAGTCTGAATATTCTTTTAAGTATTTATATGGTTGACTTCCTTCTAAAGTAATATACTTACCAGCAGGCTTAGATGCACCAATAATCCAGTAGTTAGCTTGTTTAACCTGAGTATCTATTGTACCATCTTCTAATTCTCTATAGATATATACCAAATTATCATCGATAGATATATTAACAATACGTTCAGTTGGATCTTTACCATAGATTAAATCTTTATCAATCGACGTAGTTATATCAGTTGTGTCATTTAATTGACACTTGTTATACATAGTTGTATCATTTAATTGTGAGTTATCTTTCTTTTTAGGATTCTTTAATTCATTAAACTGTGATATGTCTTCAAATATGTATTCGTTATTATCTAACGTAAGTATTGAATTTTCTGTAAATGATTTGATTGAAGTGTCTTTAAGATAGTCTAGGAAGTCTTGGTATTCACTTTTAAGTATTTTGTATAACATATAAACCTTTGTTAAAGATTATTATATATGCTTCATTATATGTTAAATTTGGATTATTATCAAGCATTCCTTTTATATAAAGTCACTAGTAAGTTTTAAATTAATATTCATAGTTTTTTTATAATATCTATTTATCTTTTTAGGATTAAACCAAACACACCATCTTTCAAAATCTATATGTTTTTTAATTTTAAAACAGTTAAATAAAAACTTATATATGTAAACTTTAATATAAGAATCACTACCAGATAACCAATGTAAATTATGATATGCAAATTTTATATAAGATTTTAATATAATTTTTTTAACAATATTTTTCATTAACTACTCCTTTTCTTTATATATTTTCTAACTTTATCTATCTTATATTCATAATGAAAAAAGTAATAGTGTATTACTTTAATAAAAAACACACCCACTACTAAAAGTATAATATAACACATCATTACTTCACCATATTAAACCAAGTTTTGTTTATAACCAATTTTATATTTTAAAATAAAACCATTATAAAATATATTATACCCATTTAATTTTTCCTTTTTTAATTCTAAATTTTTAATTTCTTTTGTTGTTTTCATGTTATTCCTTTATTTCTATAGATTTATCTACAATAGCAATTCCTTTATAAATAATTCCTTTAGTTTTTATAGCAAACTCATATGCTTCTTCAAAAGAACTAAATTCTACAGATAGATGTCCTTCGTAATTTGCTAAAAGATTACCAGGACTAGCGTTGTATGCCACAAAATATTTCATAGTAAATCCTTTTCTATAAAAGTTATCTTTTTATCTTCTAAATTACTTATTCTATCCCAAACAAAAATTAAGACCTTATAATTTTCATTTGATTCTAAAATGGAATATGGTCTAATAAATACTTCATTTGATTCCAATATAGAATCTTTATCAATATAAGGATATCTTATCTCATATGTTAATAAATTTCCTTTTTTAATAACATGTTTGATATATTTATCTTTATAAATTTTAGTGAATCCAAATCTATCTTTAAGAGTTACTTTCATGGTAAATCCTCCCTTATATATTTTTCCACTATATCAAAACCATCTTTATGATAAGATTTATATTCATAATCTTCATTTACTAAATAATTTATAAATTGATTAGCTAATTCTTTTGTGCTAAATACTTCAACAAGATATCCATCATATAAAACTATATATACAATATCTATTTTCTGATATCTAACTTCAGTTCCTACAGCTCCTCCACATCCATCTTTACCCATAAATACCCCTAATTATAATTTAATGTACTTATCAATAACAAAACATATCTTTACTTTCTATTACATAATTAGATTGATATAGAAATAATATTTCAGTAACAATTATTTTTTCATCTTTATTCATAATATACATTTTTGTTAACATAGTATAATCATTAAAAGGTAATAATGACATTAAATTAAAATATAAAATCCAACAAGAAACAATCATATTTACCCCCAAGGAAAGTATTGTATAGGAGTTGTTACAAATTCTAAATCTTTAATATCTTCTTCTGTATCTGAATGTATAACATTTCCATATTTATCCATAAAATCCACATTATATATTCTTCCTATTCTACTTTTTATAAAAATAAATTCACATGTAGAATTAGCATTATATCCACCATTTAATTCTAAGCCTGTTTTATCAAACTTTAATTTTGTTCCTTTTTTATAATTTTTCATTTTTTCCTCCATCTATGGATTATTTATATTTTTTATTTATTAACTCTAATTTTCTCTCATACTCTTCTTTGTTTTTATTTTTAGCTATGTTTTGTAAATTTTCAATATTTTTCCAATATTTGTTATTTATTTCTTTTACTTTTAAATTATAATCTTCTTGTAATATAGTTAAAATTAAATTTTTCTCTTCAATAAGTTTTAAAGATTCTCTATATTCATCACTATTTTTATGTTCATTTTGAAGGTCAAATACTTCCTGTGTTCTTAACCACTTCTTTTTTTCTTCATCGGCTTCTTTTTGTCTTTGTTTTTCTGTTAATTTATTACTTCTTTCCTCTTCTTTTATCTGTTCATATGCCCAACTTAGTCCTGAACTCATTTTTTCCTCCATCTAGGTTTTATTATATCATTCTTCCATTTTTTTCTCAAGCAAATTCGGTATGCTAAATGTACATCTTGTATATCCTTAAAATCTGTACAGTTAACAAAATATAATTCATTGTCTGGTATTAGGTTTACGTTAGTCTCAAAATAAGTACTCAAATAGCGACATTTATGTACTTTGTTAAACCTTCTAGTATACTCCTTACATAAAGCATAGAAATGCTCTAGTAACCATTTATAGTTACTTCTAGATGATTTTACTGATATAGTTAATGGATGGTGTCTGTGGGTTAATTTGTAAGGTCCAACACCATTATTTAAATGTATTGCATTTGAAAGTAATTGAGCTGATTCTAAAACTTGTTTAATAACGCGTTTGTTATCTAGATATTTTGCAGATTTAATAGGACAGTTATATGTAGCAAATATTTGCATATAAATCCTTATTGATTATTCTTCCAATTTTTTAATAGTTTCCTCTAGATTTTGTATTCTTTCGCTATAATCTTTTATACTATCTTTACACGAATCTTTTTGATAGTCAACTATATTTTTTCTTAAAATATAATCTAATAAATTAGACTTAGATACATATCGATCTTCAAACATAGAACTGTTTAACCATTTGTCAAATAATTCATTATTACCCATTCTAAATTCTATACTAATTAACCATATTAAGACAATACCAAATAATACCATTCCTAATGTTTCCATAAGTTTATCTCTTTGTTAAAATAATTTATATCCTACCATCTTACAGCATGAAACATAACTTTTTTACCATTTATTGTAAATTCTTCATGTTTTCCTTCTTCTAAAGCAACCCATCTTTCTGTAACCTCTTTCCACTTTACAACATCAGTATGTCCTATACCTAAACATTTTCCATGTTCTTTTAGACATCTATCTATAATTGACTCGTTTATTGTATATGTTAAATTTCCAACAATCTCACCTTTTAATAATTTTTCTAATATTACTTCTTCTATAGGAGTTAGTATTATTTTCATTCTTTGTCCTTTCTTAATCAAAATATGTTGGTATTCCTTTTCTAACCATTCTTATAAATCTCTCAACATCTTCACTATAATACACACATTGATTATCTACTATACCACAAGTTTGTCCATTAATCCACTTAGAAAATTGCTTTAATTCTTCTTTTGTTAATTCTTTTTCTATATCTTCACAAGTATAGTAATCAAAATGTTCACCATTTCTAGCTTTCATATTCATCCTTTTTTAAATCTTTATTTAATTCACAATCTTTACAACATTTTGGAAAATCTTTATTGTATAATAATCCCCAACATCCAAAAAGAGGAGTAGCAGCTTCAGGATAGTCACAATACCTTGGTTGTTTATACCATATTTTTATTTTAAAAATTAATAATCGAATTTTTTTAATAATATTTTTCATTATTCCTTCTCCTTACTAATTTTATACACTTCAACACTTTCTGAATAATATCCATTTGATTCACCGTACCAACGAATGTCAACATAACCCTTTATTGTTGCTAATTTATAGAAAGTCCAAGTAAACGAATCATCATAAGTATTTTTTGGATTTTCATTGTTAGTTGTTTCTTCAGCTAAAAGAATAGGAGAATTCAATAAATCATCTAAGTTACCATTTATATCTTCAATATATACCTTTTCACAACAATCTTGTTCATGATACATTTCGTATCTATCACCATTATCACAATAAAATGTTATAATATCATCTGTGTTATCAATAGCATTAAAAGTAACATTTTTTAATTCTGAAAAATTAATTAATTTTCTAGACATAGATATCTCCTTATTTAATCTTTAAATATAAAATATTATCTTTATCATGTATTGTTTTATCTTCTATTATATGTTTATATAACATTAATTTTTCTTTACCATCAACATTTATTACACAAAAGTCATCATTTTGTGCAGGAAAGAATATCATAATATAAATCATCATTATAAATTGTATAACAATAAGTGAGACAAATGTAAGACTATATTCCTGTGGTACAATCACTAACATAAATAAACATAAAATTATTAACATAAGAATAGTATATACTACATTTTCCATTATTTTTCCTTATAAATTCTTTTAAATGTATCCTCTATTAAATCATCTTCATTAGCATCTAAATAATTACTAAAATTAATATTATCACAAACAATATCATGTTGTCTACAAAATTCTATGTAAATTAGTAAAGTTAATAATTCTGTATGTGTTTCAATTAATAAATCAGATTTAATCAAATCTACAACTTTAAACATATCATTTAGATTTGCAATTTCTATATAATTACCTTCAAACTTATACCCTTTTATGTTATATAAACTAGCTAGAAAATGTATATACTCATGTATTATTGTTGTTAGAATCCAAGAAGAACTTTCTTTTTTATTATTAACATATATAACAGTTGAAGTATCATTTATATAACCAGAAATACCTTTGAGTGGTTTGAATACTATTCTAGGTTTAAGTGGACCTAACCATTTAAGAAGAAGTCTAAGTTTTCTCTTATTTTTCATATTATACTTCTATATATTTTATACAAGCTATATTATTTTCTAAACAACGTAATAAGAATTCTTCTGTTTTAATCTCTGGTTTAACCAAACGTAAAGCATAACTATTTTCCTTAACAGCAGCTAAACATATTTCTTCTGTTTGATGTTTAACAAATTGTAAAGCCATACCATTCTCTTTAACAGCAGCTAAATATATTTCTTCTGTCTGATGTTTAACATATTTCAAAGCATAACCATTTTGTTTAACAGCAGCTAAACATATTTCTTCTGTTTGATGCTTAACAAATTGTAAAGCATAACCATATTGATTAACAGCAGCTAAACATAATTCGGGAGTTTGATGTTCAACATATTTCAAAGCATAACCATTCTCTATAACCACAGCTAAACATAATTCATAAGTTTGATGTTTAACGTATTCCAAAGCATAACTATCTCGTTTAACCATAGCTAAATCTTTTTCATATTCTGTCATACATATACCTCAATTCTTTCAGCAATAACACCTCAATTCAGTATATTACCACCATTATTACTTTCAAATTTATCATAATCTTCTTCAATATCTTCAGTTCCTTCAGCATCCTGTATACTCTCAATTAAACTTATCTTAAATGCTGCAATTCTATCGTTAACTGTTGTTGATTTAATATAGATAAACTCATTGTCTATATCAACAATGATGCCTTCTATAGCAAAATCTTCTTCACCAAATACTTTAGAACCATGTTGAAATGTTACAAATACTGTTTTGTTTAAAAAATGTGTAAGTAGTTTACTATTCATTTTGATTCCTTTTGTTAAATATCTTTATAATTAGTTAAACTTATAGTTAAGTTTTTAATTATAGATCTTAATTCTTTATTCTCTTCTTCTAGTTTTAGTATATATTCTTTATCTTTTAAAGTCAACTTTATTTTCTTTTGTATTGTTAATTTATTACTACAACAATCTTGAATTATAACTGGCTGTGTTGATTCTATAACTAACAAATTTCTAGAAACTAAATCAGTTAACTGTTCTAAGATTAACGATTGTTCTGTTTTCATAGCTTCTTCAACTAATTGTCTTGCTAAATGTTCAGTATAGCTCATTATTCCTCCTCTTCCCATTCTATTTTTAATATTTTTCCAGCCATGGATGTTCTAATTTCTTCAGCATCTTCTATTGATAGAAATAGTCTATAATCCACTCTAAATTCTTTCATCATATCATATTTATGTAAATAAATGTATCTTTCTTTTTTAACTTTTACTTTATATTTTTCCCAATCATCAGCAATTAAATCATCTTTAAATACTATATAATTAGTATCAAATCCTACCCAATCTCTATCCATGTATTGTAATGCATTATCTGAATCAAAGAAACAATATACATTATATTTTTTATAATTAGGTCTAGTAAATTTCTTAAATCCTTTTTCTATACACTCTTTTAACGTCATATATCTCACCTCCGTTCGATTATTTTATTGTTTTTTTAATATAGTTCTTACCTTTATAAGATATAATCCCAATAAATAAAATTACATAAAATATTATTAGTAAACATATAAGTAAAATCATTTTTAATTAACTCCTGATATATAATACCAATCTTCTTCAATATTGTCAAAACATTTATCTAACGTCCACAATTTAATATTTTGTTTAGGAATATATAACTCTATTAATTTTTGCATACTAATAAGATAGTCATCATATTTTTCATCTTGTATATGTAATCTAATATTTATATCCTTATATTTTTCCCATTGATTCACACATAACAAACTGTGTGATATACTATTATGACAGCTAATATTAATACCATTAATTCTTTCAGGTCTAATTAACATTTGTGGCATTAATCTACCGTTAGTATATAACCATAATTTCGATTTTGTTTTTCCTAAAATCTCAAGATAATTGTTAAGTTTTTCTGGACATATACCTATTTCTCCACCAGTAATTGATATATTTTCATAATTTTGAACAAGTATTTCATCTAAAGTTGAATTTTGAAACTTATTTTGTACAGCATCTAACTTATTACAACAATAAGAACAATCTAGATTACAATCCCATGTTATAGCAATTTTACATGATTTTTTCATTAATTAATCCCTTTTTTAAAAAATTATATATTTTAACCCCAACCGTTTCCTCTATTTTGTCTTCTTTCTTCTTCTCTTTCTTCAGCATCTTCTTTCTTCAATCTAATAATTTCAGAAATATTCTTCCTATCTTCTTGTGTAAGATCTCTAATTTTAGCATAATTACCAGACCACCCAACATCAACTCTAGATTGAGAACCAAATCTATTCTTAATAACATTAACTTGCATACTAGTATCATAGTCTGAATAAGTTGATGAGTGTCCTAAACGACTTATACCTATCGCAACACTAAGAGATTGTTCAATTATTGAAGCCCCTTTAATGCTTCGCATTGATGTTATTTCTTCTGTTGGTTGTATATTTTTTTGTGTTTGAAGTAATATAACAATCAAAACGTTTAGTTCTGCTGCAATATTTGATAAACTTTGTGCAACAACTCCAGAACCTATAGTTGGGTCTGTATAACCACTTTGAACATTTTCAAGATAATCAATTAACACCAACCTCACCTTCTTTCCTGTATTTTGTTCATAATTAACTATATCAGAGCGAATATCCGCTGGTGTTGTTCCATGTCTAAAACAATAAGTAACGTTTTTAAATAAAGTTTCTTTAGATTCGTTGTATTTATCAAAGAATAGTTTAGGATTTGTTTTATATGTATTTTTAATCATATCATCATCCCAACCAGTTATAGCTTGAACTTGTCTATAAGCTATAATGTTTATTGACATATCTAAGCTATAAAATATAGATTGTTCACCAACTTTAGAATTATTAGCCAACAAACTCATACCTAAAGCGGTTTTACCTGATGATGGTATACCCAAAACACCAACTGTTGTACCTGTTAGTAATTTAACCTTATTATCTAAATCTTTAATACCAAATCTTAGTGTATTTTTATCAATCTCATCCATGAATTTTTTAAATTGACCAAAAATATAATCATTGTCAACCAATCCACTACCTTTATTAGTATCTCTTAAATATTCAGGAAGTAATAAATTAGTTTTAACTAACAAATCACTAGTATCACTATTATAAGTACCACCGTTCCAGTTACTACCATATACAACAGAAACTACGTTATTCCACAATTCTTCATCTGGAAATCTATCAACGTTATTAATTTCTGATTGTCTCTCCATTACACTTTTAAGCAATCTATAAGAATCTGTTTTACTAAATCCAGCTTTTTTATATGTTGAACATAGTATCATAGCTGAATGACTTCTTTGACCTTCTTGAAAGTGACCTAAATGTAACATATATTTTGCTGGTGTTAAAAAACTAGGTCTTTCTGAAAAGTTAATATCATCTAGTTTCGTTACCATTTCTAATCTATCAACTTCACTAACACTAACTTTAGGTTTAATATTCTTTAAATGTACTATCTTTTCTGGTAATTGTACAACATCAAAATAGTCTTGGTAATCTAAAGGATCTATATCATTACTTTTAGCTAATTCCTTTATTTCATTAGCATGTTTATCTTTCAATTCGGTATAAGTTAAAGGATACTTATACAACCCACTTACTGGATGTTTCGTTAGTGGACATCTAAAAATCCTACTAGCGTTATACATTTTACTATCAAAAGTTTCAGAATCCGTAGTCAAGAATGATGCTGTGCGTTTAATCTCTTCTGGAGTAAAGTATGTGTCTGTCTCTATAATGACACCAAAGCCTTTAGAACCGCTATAACAGAGCTGTATATCCTTCTTAGGTATACCTTCACCAATAAGTTTGTCAACTAGCTTTAAAGTGTCTTTACGAGCTAATTCGAGGTTATCATGACTATCGAAGTCAAAACACATCTTATTTGTTTTAACATCAGTAATACCAGATACACCCCTAATTGTTGTATATTTGTTACCTTGTTTATCAACTTCTTCTATTTCAGTTTCTATTTCTCTTCTTTGTTCTTCGGTATATAAATATGTTGAAAAGTACCAATCCTTTTCATAATCATCAATATGGTTATACATATTGTCTTCTATAGCATAGAGTTTACCTTTCGAATTCATACCTTTACACAATCTATAATACAATTTTTCCATTTAAAACCTCATTGGTTACAAAAAAATAGGGTAATGATATTTCTTCACTACCCTATTTATAACATATGATACCCTATTTAGTCAACTTTTTTCGAAATATTAAACATTACGAATTTACGAACATTTTCGTTAGTCGTCTTTGGTTCAAAGACGCCAAAAGTTAATCTTGGTATTCTCTTAGGATCATCCCATTTCAACTCTTGTCCAGCTTTAATATCTTCTTTATTCATATCACCTAAATAACGTTTACCGTGTTCCTTTATCAAATCAATAAATTCAGATAACGATACATTGTCTAACTCAAATTGTAACACTTCACCGCCTTCTTTACCTTTTCTTCTAGTAATAGAACCAACATTTAAATATCTAGCCATAAATTCTCCTTAGTTAATAAATTTATAATTAAAATTGGAAATATTCGATCTATATGTATTTGACCAACACCATTAATACCCCAATATGTTACTAATTCATCATTACTATTAATTAAATATAAAATATCATCAATTAAGATTTGTTTAAACATATATTATCACCATTTACTTGTACTTTTTACTGCTGTATTTTCTTCATTTTTAACAGTTTCTACTGTTTTTTCTTCCATTTGTTTCTTTTTCTTGCTGAAAGTTGGTATTTCTTCTTGTTTTTCCTCCTTTTTTTCTTCTGTTTTGTAATTATTTACACTCGGTTTTGTTGTTTGAGTGTAATTTGTTACATTATTTCCTTTCTTAATCGTTTTAGGATCAACTAAACCTTTAAAACATTCATTACCAACACCAAACCAACTTGCTGTTTTACTAAGACAATCAGTTTTAGCAGATTTATATTGATCACCAACGTTTTTCTTAGGTCCACAATGTCCAACCCCATCATGTTCATAAGTTTTATCATCAATTCTTATGAACAATTTACCTTGAAAGATTATATCATCTTTAATTCTTTCATAAGCACCAACTAAATCCCAACCACCAATACCAAGCACTTCGTTAAGACGCTCAACTATATACTGAGCTTTTAAACTAGATAAATCAAATCCTCTACTAGAATCTACCTGAAAAGCTTCTGATGGAAAAGGTGATGATAGTTTTTCATAAATTTCTTTTTCTGTCATTTATACTCCTTAGTTAAGATTTAACATTAATATTATCAACGAAATAACAAATATACTAACCCAAACGTATGTGAATATTTCCTTAATCATTTCAATTATCCTTTATTAAATTGATCTTTTATAACTTCTATACTTTTCTTTAGATTATCATATTCTTTTTTTAATTTGTATAGTTCTTCATTCTCTTTTTCTAATTTTAATAATTTAGGTATATCAATTTGAGTTATTAATTTAACATCTTCTAATGTTTCAATATTTTTACAAAACTCATAATATACATTATAACCAAGATATTCATGATAATATCCCATATTAGTAATATATGGATTTATATTACCTTTTCTATTTACCCAATATTTTTCATTTTCTTCAGTTATTAACTTCCTCACCTTTTCTGGTAATTTATCAAATACTTCTTTTAATAATATCATTTTAATCTCCTTTTATCTATAAGTCTTTCTAATGTACTAGGATTAAAAAACTTAGCCTTTGTTGATAGTTCTCCCATTTTACTTTTAGCATTGTAAATGGTATTATATTCTCCATTTTTAACAACGTTTAATGTTTCAAACTGTTCTGGTAATATAATCATTGTTATTGGTATATATTTCTTTCTTTTATAATCATAATAAATACCAACCATCTCAATTTTATCATGTTCTTTTATCTCAGGATCTACTTCTTCTTTTATTTCTTCAATTGTTACTTCTTTTTTAACATCTTTAAATTCATTTCTAAACTTATTTTCATCATCAACATCTAAAGTCTGTGTAATTGCTGTATAACCATAGTCGTTTTCTTTGATCAAGTTAAGTAACTCATGACCTTTTAAACCTAATTCTTTAGCTAGTTCGAAAATTTTCATTGTTTTACCTCCATTTTATAACTTTCATATTCTTTTTGAATTCTTAATTTTTCATAAATATTTTTGGTACATTCTAATGTTGTATCTGATAAAGTTATCTCTTGTAAATTATTAAAATAATCTTTTCTATAAAGATATGGACTTATACATATTGTTTGTTTACAAAACATATTATTATATTCATATACATTGTATATTATATTAAATTCTTTTTCAAGTATTTTACATAAATTAGTTTTTTTACTTTCTTCAAGATAAATATAAACACTCGTAATTATAACACATAATATAATAAATGAAAGAAAAGACATTACTAATTTTAAGAAATACATATTATACCCTCATATATTATTTTTGATAATCTTCCCACTTCATACCACATTTACTACAATCTTTCCATTTTATACCCGAAAATGGTGATATAGTTTCAAACCAAAGATGTTCACATTCATTTTTAATTTCTTTACAAGTCTCATTTTCCCAAGGAAAGTTAACAATTTTTTTACACACCAATAAACATTCATCACCACAATGGTCTATCGATATTAACTGACGTTCATAACATTCAAGTTTATATCTAGGATCACCATTATCATACACACCTATGTTTATAATTTGGAAATATATATCATCTCTATATTTAAATTTATCACCAATTTTAAATTTTTCCATTAAAATACCTCCTTCTTATGGGTTCTACACATTTTAAAGGATTTACCAGATACAGGCATATATGAAGTTACTATCTCACAATCTTTATTATATATAGAACAAGGTAATTCCTTTTTTTCATCAACACCAGAAAAAAAATCATCAATTTCTTTAGATACTAAATCTTCTTCCTTTTCTATAATTTCATATTCTTGACTACTTATATTATATTCTAAATCACCTAAAGACATTTCTATACTCTTAAAATTGTCTATATCCCATAATTTAGCAACAAATATATTATTACATATGTTCATAGTAACATCGGATATTTCATATTGGGTATTTGTATTAGTATCTTTTATTGTATCATTTAATTTAAAGTTATACGTTTCAAAATGAAATCTATTATATTGATTACACCAACCATATTCTAGTAGTTCATCTAAAAGATTTTGAGGTAAGTTATATAAAAGATTAAACGAATCAACATTACCAATACAAACATACATTGGTGTTCCATTTGAACTAATAGTCCATATTTGGTTTTTATCTATTTTATCCTTTTCTAATGGAAAGTTTCTCATATCTTGCTCCTTATTATTTTAACATTTTCAAGTTTATCACTATATTCATTATTAGTATACATATATTTTATACCAATTAAAACATTTTTACCTGTAACATTTTGTAATAAATCAATGAATTTTACATCACTATTTTCATTAATGGTTAATACTTGGATTTCGTTATTAAGTTTTATATTTAGTATATACTTCTTTTCTTGTTTTTCTAGTTTAACAACATAACCTAGATAACAAGATTGATTTTTTAAATTAGATTGTGATGTATCTAATGATATTAGTATTATAAATATAATAAAAACTATAATATAACGCATACTATATCTCCATATATTTTATACAAGCTATATTAGTTTCTAAACATCGTAATAAAAATTCTTCCGTTTTAATCTCTGGTTTAACATATTTCAAAGCATTACCATATTGATTAACAGCAGCTAAACATATTTCATCAGTTTGATGTTTAACATATTCCAAAGCATAACCGTCTTGTTTAACAGCAGCTAAACAAATTTCTTCTGTTTGATGTTTAACATATTTCAAAGCATAACCGTCTTGTTTAACAGCAGCTAAACATATTTCTTCTGTTTGATGTTTAACAAATTGTAAAGCCATACCATTCTCTTTAACAGCAGCTAAATATATTTCTTCTGTTTGTTGTTTAACAAAACATAAAGTAAGACCGTCTTCTTTAACAGCAATCATACAAAGTTCTGGAGTCTGATGTTTAACATATTTCAAAGCATAACCATTTTGTTTAACAGCAGCTAAACATATTTCATCAGTTTGTTGTTTAACCAATTGTAAAGCATAACCATATTGATTAACAGCAGCTAAACATATTTCATCAGTTTGTTGTTTAACCAATTGTAAAGCATAACCATTTTGCTTAACAGCGGCTAAGTATATTTCTTCTGTCTGATGTTTAACATAGTCCAAAGCATAACCATTCTGTTTAACAGCAGCTAAACATATTTCTTCTGTTTGTTGTTTAACAAAACATAAAGTAAGACCGTCTTCTTTAACAGCAATCATACAAAGTTCTGGAGTCTGATGTTTAACATATTTCAAAGCATAACTATTTTCCTTAACAGCGGCTAAACATATTTCTTCTGTTTGATATTCAACATATTTCAAAGCATAACCATTTTGATTAACAGCAGTTAAACATAATTCTGGTGTTTGATGTTCAATATATTTCAAAGCTCTACCATTTTCTTTAACAGCAGCTAAATCTTTTTCATATTGTGTCATACATATACCTCACCATATTTAATTCTAATCATTCACGATAATTCATTACATTCGGTAATAATACACCATTTACATTCGGTAATTACTCCCATTTTTTGCTTATATTCTCACCTTTTTTTATATACAAATAATCAGGATTACATCCTTTATGACATAAAGGTTTATAACAACAAGATTTACCAAATACTAAACAACCTTTACTATAATCCTTTTCAAACTCTTGTTTCTTTATCTTTTGTAAGACAGAATCTGCTTCTTTTATAACTTCTTCTTGTCTTTCTTCTGATATTTTATCAACTAATATTTGTATTTCTGCTTGTAATTTACCTTTATTTGTACCAATTTTAGGTTTCTTTATCTTTTTTAATCCAATTATATACCCTTGTGTCTCAATTCCTTCAGAATAGCTATATAAAGCAAGCTGTTGCTTTGTTAAAATAGCATTAGAACTATATTTAACACTACTAGTTTTATGGTCTAATATTACTCTTTGTACATTATCTTTAGGATATTCAAAGTCTGCATCAACGTCTAGAAATCCTTCAAGAACATCACCATTAGTATTTTCTATAGATATTTTACCTTCAATTCTATGTACTTTATGAACCAAAGGTAATACTTCTTTTATATAAATATCGATTAACATATAAGCTTTACGTCTTGTTGACACCCAAAATAGGAAGTTAATAAACTTTGTTTCTTTTTCATTAGTTGAATAAGTTTCATATTTAGGATACAATATATCAAAAGATAAACTTTCTTCTATGTTATTCTTTTGTTTATATGTTGTTATTCGTTCATTATCCTCAGTATTTAGTATATCACTATCAAAATCACTTTTAAAATACCGAGCATACATACAATCTTCTAAATCGTAAATGTTATCATTTATCTTAACTGTTTTATATAAATTATCAAAAAAGATATACGGATTAATGTTGATTATCTTTTTTTCTTCTTCTGTTAGCTGTTCTTTTTTAGTTAAAAGTATTTGTTGCCAAGTTGTACCCAAACTAGTACCAAAGAATAAAGCTGAACTAATTGTTGTGTCTCTATAACCACAAATGTAATAGTAATAATAGTATTTAGGACAAGTTAAATACTTCTCTATTCTACTCCAAGATATCTTCATTTCTATATCTCCATATATTTTATACAAGCTATATTAGTTTCTAAACATCGTAATAAAAATTCTTCCGTTTTAATCTCTGGTTTAACATATTTCAAAGCATTACCATATTGATTAACAGCAGCTAAACATATTTCATCAGTTTGATGTTTAACATATTCCAAAGCATAACCGTCTTGTTTAACAGCAGCTAAACAAATTTCTTCTGTTTGATGTTTAACAAAACGCAAAACATCACTATATTTTTTAACAGCAATTAAACACAATTCTTCTGTTTGATGTTTAACCCAACATATAGCATAACCATTCTCTATAACCGCAGCTAAACATATTTCTTCTGTTTGATGTTTAACAAATTGTAAAGCCGTACCATTCTCTTTAACAGCAGCTAAACATATTTCTTCTGTCTGATGTTTAACATATTCCAAAGCTCTACCGTTTTGTTTAACAACAGCTAAACAAATCTCATCGGTCTGATTGTAAATATAACGTAAATTACAACCATTGTCTTTAATCCAAGCTAAGTCGTTTTCATATTGTGTCATATACGCCTCATTTTTTTATCCTATTAACCACATAAAAAATAATATTGAACAAATAAATATAATCCAAATCATACTATACCTAATTATCTTTCACTTCGTTCAAGAAGTGATATTTAGTAATTATACTTCATTTAATAAACCAAAGTCAACACTCTTTGTTTGCTCTAGTTTATCTTTAACCAATCTACAACTTGCCCTATTTAAATCAAAACCGACCATATCACAAGCACTTATTGGTAACCCTAGATCTTTAGCTAACTGTTTATATTCATCCTCTATTTTATCATATTCTGTATCATTTAAATGTTTAAACTTAACTTCTAAGTAATAACAATATTTACTTTGTAATATAAACCAACCTAAGTTGATATATCTTTGTTTATTTCGTTCCAATTTCTGAATCCTTTCTTTCTTTTTTCTTCATAACGTTTATTCAAATCATTAATAGCAGTTTCTTTGTTATCATATTCTTTTATATAGTTACGTTTATTAAATCTATTATACGATTGTTCGTATGACATAATCTTTAATATATTATCTTCAACTATAGCACACCAGACTTGATAGTTGTTTCGTTTATTTACTTTATATAACAAAGGACTGTGATACCTTTTATTTACTATCATTTTCTATATCCTTTATTTTAGTCTTAATCTTTTCTAAATCTACTTTACAATCTAACAAAGCTTTGTTTAAAGATCTTATTTTATCCTTTAGTAATTCATTAAAAAATAACATTCTATTATGTCTACTTTCTGGAGTAGAACCATCACCATATTTATCTAGTTGTTTATTTAACCACTCTTGATATTCCCTTCTTTCTGGATTGCTTTCTAGTAATTTATTTAGTTCCTCTTGTAATTGTTTTATTTTAGGAAAATCTATTATATTATTCATTTCTATATCTCCATATATTTTATACAAGCTATATTAATTTCTAAACATCGTAATAAAAAATCTTTAGTTTTAATCTCTGGTTTAACATAACACAAACACCATTCATATTTTTTAATCGCAACTAAGCATAATTCGTCAGTTTGATGCTTAACATATTTCAAAGCATTACCATAATTAGTAACAGCAACTAAGCATAATTCTGGTGTTTGATATTCAACATATTTCAAAGCATAACCATTTTGATTGACAGCAGCTAAACATAATTCATCAGTTTGATGCTTAACATATAGTAAAGCATAACCATTTTGCTTAACAGCAGCTAAACATATTTCTTCTGTTTGATGTTTAACAAATTGTAAAGCCATACCATTCTCTTTAACAGCAGCTAAACATATTTCTTCTGTCTGATGTTTAACATATTCCAAAGCTCTACCGTTTTGTTTAACAACAGCTAAACAAATCTCATCGGTCTGATTG